GCAGAAGAACCTTGACCGGTTCATCGACGATCCCAAATGCAGAATGATGGTTCTCAATCCGGTAGCGGCAGGCCTCGGACTGGACGGCATGCAACACGTCTGTCAGGACGTGTTGTACGTCGAGCCCCCAATCGCTGTGACCCACCTGACACAAAGCCTATCCCGAGTCCATCGAGATGGGCAGCGCCAGGTGGTGACAGTACGCCTCGGACTGGCAGCAGGGACGATTCAGCATCATCTGGTCAAGTCACTCACGGCCAAGGAAGAGCTCGTCAATCCGCTGCAGTTGTCTCGAGCGCGATTGCGAGAGGCGCTCTTGGGTGGACAATAGTGTGATGAGTATTTAGTGGAGGTCAATGATGACTCAGACGAAAGTGTGTTCGAAGTGTGGGGTGGAGAAGGAGGTTGGGGAGTTTCGACCTCTGAAGAATGCAAAGGACGGTTTCCGGTGGAATTGTCGGGAGTGCGAGAGAGCCAAAAACAAGGCGTGGCGCGAAGCAAACCAGGAAAAGGTCAGAGCCAAGAATAAGGCGTGGCGCGAAGCAAACCGGGAGAAGGCCCGAGCCAAAAGCAAGGCGTGGCGCGAAGCAAACCGGGAAAAGGCCCGAGCTGCGAGCAAGGCGTGGGCCGAAGCAAACCGGGAAAAGGCCCGAGCTAAGACCAAGGCGTGGGCCGAAGCAAACCCGGAAAAGGCCCGAGCCAAAAGCAAGGCGTGGCACGAAGCAAACCAGGAAAAGGTCAGAGCCAAAAGCAAGGCGTGGCACGAAGCAAACCAGGAAAAGGTCCGAGCCATGGGTAAGGCGGGGCGCGACGAATTGCGCGACAGTTACGTGAAACACAAGCTCGGTGTGTCCACCGCCCCGTCAGAACTCATCGAACTGAAACGCGAACAACTCAAGATGCACCGTTTAACCAAACAATTTAATCAACTTCTCAAGGAGAAAAACAATGGCACTGAATGAAGTATTGCGCACCTCCGGCGACATCCGCCGCTTCCTGGCCCAGACCATGTCTGAAATTCGCAGTGGTGACCTATCGATCGATAAGGGCATGACGATTGCCGCCCTCTCGAAAGAGATCACGGCCAATATGCAGACCGAGGTGAATGTCGCCAAGGTGCGGGTGCAAATGCTCGCTACCGGCAAGAACATGGGCGACGTCACGCAAATGGGCAAGCTGGTGATCGAGGACGAAGGCAGCACCCCGATGCTGTCCGGGAAATAGACACAAAGTGCGCAAGTGGCCAGTCAAATCTGATTACGCCACTTGCGCACCATGTGTCTGGGGACTACACTCCAGCCTCCGATCCTTGGCAGGATCATTTATCGAGGGAGCAGAAGGAACCCCAGTGCAGTGCCCTCCCACTGTCTGCCAACGCATCTACGATGTGACTGGGGTTCCTTCTGCTCTGTTTCAGGAGAAGAATAAGATGAGTTGGACCTCTATTGAGGACCGTGTCGGTCAGAAATTTAACATGTTGACGGTGCTGGCTGTGCACTCGAAAGGTTTTCGAACAACGGAAGGCAGGTATGTTCAGGCGAGACTGTTGTGTCGCTGTGATTGCGGGACAGTGAAAGACATCCCTGCGGGCGCTGTCACTGGAGGTTATACAAAGTCTTGTGGGTGCTTAGATCGAGATATTTTAGTGGCGAGGAACACGACCCATGGTATGAGCAGTTTGCCGGAATATAAGTTATGGAAGGACATGAGGGCTAGGTGTAACAACCCCAGCAATAAGTTTTATTTTCGTTATGGCGGGAGAGGTATTTCGGTTTCCCCAGAATGGCAAAGTAGTTTTGAGAATTTCTACAAAGACATGGGGCCGAGACCTGCTCGTCGTATGTCTATAGAACGAATCGAAAATGACGGCCATTACTGTAAATCGAACTGCAAGTGGGCAACGCCAATCGAGCAGGCAAACAACAGGAGCTCAACCAGGCTTGTCACATACAAAGGTAGTACGCAAAGCCTGTCAGCATGGTGCCGAGAACTAAATATTAACCTTTCGACGGTAACGGGTAGGCTCGATGTTCACGGCTGGAGCGTTGAAGATGCATTCGGGACTCCAACCCGCAAGGGGTTCGTCGAACGAAATAAAACAAAGAACGCAGTTGCGCCCGTCGATGAGGGTATTTTATGACAATGTATTTTTACTACCAGGAGACCCCGCGCTCTGTGTGGCTCCCTGCGCTCGCCAGTGAGCGTGCAAACATCATTCGTACAAAAAAGCCGGCGCTGTGCACTGTGCTTGACGTGGATTCAACGTTTGAAGACGGTATGACACAAGAGCAGCGGGCGTCTGTAAAGCACGCAGGTCCGCTGTACTTCGATGTGGATTGTCCAGATATTGATACGGCAATCGAGCAGACTAAAAAGTTGCTCACACTGATCAAGAGCAAGGGGGTCGACCTTGAGATGCTCAGGTGTTACATGAGTGGAAAAAAGGGGTTCCACATCCTAGTGGATCACGCCATCTTCATGCCAAGAGTTCCTGCGGGTGGAATACATAACCTGCCGACCATTTACAAAGAAATGGTCTGGGCCTGTCTCTTTACTGACGGCGTTGACATGAGGGTGTTCAGCCAAGGTCGTGGTCGGATGTTGCGCTCCCCAAATGTGCAGCGCGATGACAATGGAGCGTACAAGGTCAGCGTCACGGCTGATGAAATCTTCAACCTTACGCCGGAAACCTACGCCCAACTCTGCGCTTCGCCGCGCAACGAGGTACCGGTCGAGCCCCCGAAGTTTTGCCCGGAGCTCGGCCTTGCCTTCAGCGTGGCCCAGGACAAGGTCGTCAAGGCGGCTGCTCGGCGCAAGACGAAGAAGAACCAGTGCGATGACCTGAAGAAATTCGGCGGTGCATGGCCAGAGACCCTGCAGTTGGTGATCAACGGCCTTGGCCTGCGTGAGGACGTGGGCTTCAATCAGGTCGCGCTTCAGGTTTGTATCACGGCATGCACCCTCGGCATTGATGAGGAAAAGCTGCTTGCCGACTGCTCCGGCCTGATCGAAACCCACAAGGGTGACTCGTCCCGCTACGGCACCCCGGGTCGTCGCCGAGCATTCCTCAAGGAGATGTTCCGCTACGTCGACAGCAACCCGCTCTACGACTTCTCTGCCGGCGGCGTCCTCTCCCTGCTCATCCCCGAAGTCCGTGCCAACTCTGATCTCAGCTTTGGTGAGTGGCAACCAGACGACACGACACCGAAGCCGAAGCCGAAGAAGCCTACCAAGCCGAAACCAGCCCCCGCTGAAGGTGCAGCAGAAACGACTACGACCGAAGCCGAAACAACTACGGACGAGGACGAAGACGAGGGTGAGCCTGAAGACGACGAACCGGATGACGGCGGGCGTATTCAGATGAGCCGCGGCGGCACATTTTTTAAAACTGAGGACGGCTACAAAAATGTGTGTGACCTCGGGTTTTTCAGGCCGATCAGCATGCGCAAACTGAACGGGGAACATATCGGCTACGAGGTCGACACCTATCTGGATGGCAAGGATGCCGGCAAGAAATTCATTCCGATGAACGCGTTCACATCAAAGGGCCAGTTCAACAACTGGTCCCTCAATCAGGGAGCCTCGATGAGAGCCTCAGACATTCAAACCAGTAGCCTGTCGGATCACTTCCGCAGGCGCAGCAGTAAAAACCCTGTCTATGCCGTTGAGCGCGAGGGGATCGACGTCATTGTTCCTCCTGGTGCCAAGACCGGTGACCAGATCGATGTAATTTGGGCATCCCCGGAAGGGGTCGTGTGCGAGAACAAGGAGATCAACTACCGTTACCACGGCATCTACAACGCCCAAGGGACGTATAAATCGGACCTGATGATGGCCGACGAGTTGTCACTGGCCGACGAGGAATTTGTCAGCAAGCTGCTCGACATCAACACGACAGGGAACGTGGCGAAGCTCCTCGGTTGGTTCAGTGCTGCGTTCGTCAGTCAGCTGATCCGCAAGAAGTTCAAGCGCTTCCCATCCATGCAGGTCTTCGGACAGGCTGGCGCCGGCAAGTCGATGACCGTCATCCTCATGAACCACATGCACTACAACCTCGTCGAGCCTCGTCAGTTCTCTGTTGCCGGTCAGACGATGTTCCCCATCATCGTTGCGGTCGCCACATCGGCGTCTCTGCCGCTGGTGTTCGAGGAGGTCAAGGCCCGTCAGCTGACGAAGACGGCCAAGGACTTTCTGCAGAACATCCTGCGGTCGAACTACACAGCCGACCAACTTCAGCGAGGCAGCCTTGGTCGTGACAAGACAGTGCGTGAGCCAACGGTCACCGACTTCGCCAATGCCGCACCGATCGTGTTTGTCGGTGAGGCGATCGAGGACCAGAGCGCGATTCTGGAGCGGTGCGTGGTCGTGGCCCTGAGCAAATCCGATCAACGGGGCAAGGAGGCAAACTTCGAGTTCTGCATGGATCGGGCGACGCAAATGGGTCGCATTGGAAAGCGCCTTGCCCGTGCGGCATTGAGCGTTAATCGTGACGAGCTGCACGAAGAGCTGAGCCGGAACTTCAAACAGGTCTCCGGTCTGGCTCAGGCTGCGATGATTGACGGGGCCTCACGCCCGTCATTCAACCTGGCTGTGGTCATCACAGGTCTCGAGTTCCTGCGCCTTGCCATCTCCGGTGTCTTTGGCGATAAGTTCGATGGGCGCATCGAAAAGCTCAAGCAGTCCGTGCTCGACAACGTTGCCGACAACATCCCGAAGAACATGGCAGAAGCGAGTCGTGTTCTGGATACACTGGCCTTCCTCAGTCGGCATCAGGACGTCGCCTATCAGGTGGTTCATGGTGTCGACTACACAATCAACGAGCCCGCCGGAACGCTCGATCTCAAGCTGCGCAATGCGTACGCCAAGTACGTCAAGTATCAGCGCAGCCTAGGCATGGAGGTGCTGTTCGACCACGAGAACGCTTTCGTCACTGCGCTGGCCAATTATGGCGGCACGGTGCGCAAGGCCTGCCCTGACAACATGCACTTGTACGACTCACCACGAGCCGTCATCTACCGCCTCGACCTCGCCTATTTGGAGCGTGAGGGCGTGGATGGTTTCAAGGAGAAGTAGACAAAATGAAGCCGGGTATCTAGTTAAAATAATTCTTGACATCTAGGTGCGGATGTCTAGAATCTCACTCGCAGCACCAACCTCAATCTCAATCGCACGGAGAATCAAGATGGGCCTCAAAGACCAGAAAGAATACGCAACCACCCCCGCTTTCGAGCAAATGTCCGAAGCCGCCGCTGAAACCACCACCGCAACCAAGGAAGAAACCGTGAACACCGACACCGCACAAGACGCAGGCGCCGCAGCCACCACCGCAATCGCAACCGCCGCAGCATCCTCTTCGGCAGCCGTCGCCGAGTACAAGGCCCCGACCAAGCTGAAGCTGGCCTTCTCCGACAAGAACGCCGTCTTCGACATCGCAACCGTCGAAGGTCTGGCCATGGCCGTGCCGCGCCTGAAGGGCGAGCAGGGTAGCATTTTCCAGAACGAGATCGATCTCGGTTCCCACATCACGTTCGAAATCGTGTCCGTGTCTCCGCGCTGGGTGGTCGGCACTGGCGAGAACGACAAGGAGGCCAAGGACTTCTTCAAGGTCTCGTACAACAACGACACCCTGTCCGGTGAAGCCACCAAGATCGACGACTATCTCGACTCCCTCAAGGCCCAAGGCTTCGACAAGGCCAAGAAGTCCTGCTACCTCGACATCTTTGGCTTCATTATCTCTTCGGAGAAGAAGGGTGATGTGCCGGCCGAGCAGCGCGAGCTGTCCTGCCTGCAGTGCTCCCCGACTTCGATGGGTGCCTTCACTGCCTTCGCAACGACTCGTGGCCTGCTCGAGTCCAAGGGCATTGCCAAGCCGATCGAGGTGATCGAAGTTCACGCCGAGAAGCGTGCCAAGGGTGACAACAAGTTCACGAACTTCTCCTTCGCTGCGCCGAAAGCCAAGTAAGGATTTACCCCTCATGCCCGATAGACTCGGTCGGCGCCCCGGGGGCAAACGGGGCGACCCTTTTACCGTCACCGTGGACGGACGGGTCACACGATGAGCCATTCATGCCGCCACAAGCGGGAGAGCGATCTGGCAGGATCGACGGCCCAATGAAGCGTTGAACCCTTCGGGGTTCTTCAAGGTGCCCTACCCAGAGCACCTTGAAGAACTAGAAGCAACATCAGAAGAATGACAACAAGGAAAGGTGTAAACAGTATGAGATTTTTCTTCGGTGACGTCGAAACGACAGGCCTGCGAAAACCGGCCAAAATCGTGGAACTGTGCGTTGTTGAGACAGACGATCAGTTCAATGTGCTGAATACATGGGAAAGCAGGATCGATCCCGAAGCACCCATAGAGCCTGGAGCCAGTGGTGTGCACGGCCTCACCAACGCCATGTTGGTCGATGAGCCGACCATAGAGCAGTTCATGGAAATGCACGGTTATCCGTTGCGAACTGACGGCGTGCTCATCGCCCACAATGTCGCATACGACCGAGAGTTCCTCGGCCCGCACTTCGAATCCTACGAAACAATCTGCACTCTGAAGTGTGCCCGCATCCTTTATCCGGACGCGCCAGATCACAAGCTGCAGACGCTTCGATTCTATCTCGGCTTGGAAGCAGACCACAGCAAAGCGCACACTGCCGGTGAAGACGTATCGCTGCTCATGCAGCTGGCCAAGAAGATGTGCGAGGATCATGATCTGACCCTGTCCGCTCTCCTCGAAGTTCAGACCCGCAAGCGCCGCATACTCAATATGCCTTTCGGGAAACATAAAGGAACCGCCCTGAGCGACCTGCCGGCAGACTACAGGTACTGGCTCCTGAACAAGGCCGACAATCTTGACGCTGACCTGCGGGCCTCTCTGGAGGCACTGTAACAAGCGAGCGACCAGGCAAGAAGTGGTCGCTCGTTGCACATCTGAATGACCTGATCGCGACATGGGAGCAGTCATGGCCAGAGCGTCGACGAGGGTTGCGACGAAGGCACCCTGAAGATCAACGTCTCAACGATCCGACAACCTTCACCGTGACCCGCAGAATCATCTGCCAACAATTTTCAACAACATAAATGCTATCCCTTGACGACGTTGAGTTCTGGTCTGACGTGCCAGATGAGGTTCTTCCAGAAATCAAGCTGTGGGCCGACGTGATGTTTGTTGGACTCTATGATGCCGCGTGTTACAGAGGCTGCAGCTTGGGCAAGATAAAGCCCTCGTCCGGTGACAATCGCAAAGCCCGCAGCCAGGCTTGGTGGTGGCTTTTCGATGATGGAAAGAGCGACGTCGGCAGTTTCGTGTGGTGTTGCCGCTTGTTTGACTATGACCCTACGCAGACCAGAAACAGAGTCATAAACAGGTGGGAGGACATCGTCAAAGAGCAGTTGAAGTTCAGCAACAAAATTGGCAAAGGCAGTTCAAATGGCTTATGCGAATAAAGATCGACGCAACGCAACATCGGCAGCCCGCAAGGCCAAGCTTGGTCGCACGATAGACTTCGATTATGTCATTCCAACAGGAAAGAATGTCGGAATGACAGTGCGAGCACTTTTCCTAGACAAGATGGCCAAGTCTCCGGACAAGTGTTGGCACTGGCTTGGGAAGCTGTTTTCCAACGGGTACGGATCTTTTCAATCGAGAGGGGTTGACCATTTGGCGCACAGAGTGTCTTTTGAGTTATTTCACGGCAGGAAGCCTTCGGGCTTGTTGATGCATAGATGCGACAACAAGCAGTGTGTCAATCCGGCCCATCTTGCAGAAGGAACTCATGCGGACAATCACAAGGACATGGTACAAAAAGGGAGGGTGAAGACCTTGCGCGGCACAGCAACCGCCCGCGGGGTGTTGGACGAGCGCGACATTTTAAAGATCAGAGCCCGTCGGGCCGCTGGAGAAATGTGCAGGGACATTGCAATAGATTACCCAGTCAAAGCAAATCACATTAGCCGTATCACAACCGGGGCACGTCACGCCCACGTCAAGGAGAATAAAAATATGACACCGTCTGAGTACATCAAGCTGGCCATGCGTACCAACAACGACATGGGCTATGAGAAAAATCTTGTGCATGCAGCAATGCTTCTTTCTTCCGAATCCGGGGAAGTGGCCTCCGAAGTAAAGCGCATGTTTGCGTACGGGAAACCGATTGATATCACAAACGTCAAGGCCGAACTGGGGGACGTCATGTGGGGGATTGCCCTAATGTGCAACACGCTTGGTCTCACCCTTGAGGAGGTCATGCGGGGCAACATTGCCAAGCTCGAGGCGCGTTACCCGGGCCTGCGCTTTGACCCCGACAAGGCCATCAATCGCGACACCGCTGCTGAATCCGAGGCGATTAACAAGGTGATGTGATGTCACGAGAACTCGACTACGTTGTCGAGCGCCTCACTTTTCTGCTCCGCATGCATCACAAGGGCAGCAAGGTGAGGCGATTGACATATCGAAGCCTGCCACTACTCACCGACACCATGTTTGACCATGTCAACCTATCCAGCGTCATGTCTCCGGCAACTCCGAAGACGGCGATCGAGGCTGAGCAGTTGTTCGACGCCTTTCTGTACCCATTGATTGATGGGTCCGGGGATTCGGCGAGCGAGCTCGAGATTGCCGGGGGCGCTGCTCTAACAGAGTGGGTGATGCGCGGAGTGACGTTTGGAGAGCAGGTTGTGCGCCTGCTCTTCGCTGTTTCGAACGTCGACGGGGTCAGGCGTGTAATCGATGACAGAACCTTCACGGTCATGTTCGAAGATCGCACGTTCGGCATCCGGGACGGAAAAACAGTTTCCCGCTTCTGCACAGGGATTGACATTGATGCCGCCCCGCTGGACATCCTGACACGAACAGAGGAGGTGCGAAGCTTTGACCACAACTTCTGCTCACTCTATCGGGAGGCGTACCGACGAGGGCAAAAATGCGTGAATGCGATCGTGACCCTGCACATGTTGAATCCGAAGTTTGGGTTCAAGAAGTTGGCTGATCGAAGTCGGGCATTAAAAGTGCCGACCGAAGGCAAGATCGGCAGTTGGGAACGAACCCTGCTCACTTCCAGGGACCCAGTTGTTGAAATGTACCGAAAGCTTGTGCCGGTGTGGATGACCTCTGGAGAATTCAGGCGGGTGTTCGGAAGCATTGAAAAACGCAAGATAAAACCGTCCGAAATGGACATCGCAACCCTCATCACCAAAATGCATCACCACTTCCATAAGAATAAGGAAAAACAACAATGAATCTTATCGGAATCACCGGCAAGGCCCGTAGCGGCAAGGATACTGCAGCCCGTCACCTTGTCGTGAATCACGACTTTGTCCGTCTCGCTTTTGCCGACCCGCTCAAACAGGCGGCACAGGAGATCTTCGGTCTCACCGCAGAACAGACGTGGAGCGATGACCTCAAAGAAGTCATGATCCCGCGCTGGGGTATGACCCCCCGCAAGATATTCCAACTGCTCGGCACCGAATGCATGAAGCCTTTCTTCGGTGAGGACATGTGGATCAAGCGACTGGACATCAACTACGACATCCTCAAGGACAGCGACAACGTCGTGGTCACGGACGTACGCTTCGACCCGGAGGCTGACTACATCCGCAGCAAGGGTGGCATCATCGTCGAGGTTCGCCGCGGCGACGGCCTCGCTGGCGAAGCTGGCAGCCACGCTTCCGAACGAGGTCTGCGCCTGCCACCCGACATGATCATCGACAACTTCGGCACGATCGAGGATCTCCACGACGCCGTCGACGGCCTGATCACTATGTTCGGTGCCTGACATGCACATCGAAGACAATGAGAAGTGTGCCGACCCGCTGGATCACGCGAGCAAGATCGCCGATCAACATGCGAGTGACAAGGTCAAGGAGATCAGCCGTCTTGCTGCCCCAGAACAGGTTCAGAACCCTGATGGGTCGTGGCCTGTGACGGAATGCGTGACATGCGGGGATGACCTGATCCCGGCACGCCTGGCCCACGGTTTTATCCGCTGTGTCCCGTGCAAGAGCAAGCTGGAAAGGCTCAAAAATGGACTGGGTTAAAGCAAAGCTTGTTCGTGCTGCTGCGATCAAATCGATGCAGGACCAGCTTGAGCAGGCAGAACCGATTGGTCTGCCTCTCTGGCTGGTGTCGCTGATGATGACCCCGGTGTTCCTTGGCACGATCGCAATTGCCCTGTTTCGAATGATCTTCGGCATGATCGTGTCGATGCTTGAACACGCGTTCTGGTTCATCGCCTCGCCGTTCGTTTCGATCTACTTGTGGTGCGACCTCGTGATCGTGTCGTGGTGGTACTTCGGCTGTTTGTGCCGGAAATTTGCAGGAGAAAAATAATGACAACACTGCTGGTTGATGTTTCAAGTCTGCTCTGGCAATCGCTGCTTGTTGGCGAGAGCAAGGAGCATGGGTGTAAGGTCGAATTCAACGGCAAGACGGTGAACGTCAACGGATGGGAACACGGTTACGATTGCGCCATGAGCCACCTGACCGTGGTCATGGGCGAGGTCGAGGTCACGTCCCGTAACACCATCTTCGTCGTTGAAGGCAAGATGTCGAAGGCTCGGCGCAAGGCTATCTACGGGGGCTACAAGGACACGCGTGAATCCCGCCCGCCGGAAGCCTATGTCGAGTTCGAGAAGTGCAAGGAAGCGCTGGTCAAGGAATTCGCCGCTCGCGGTGCCACGATCGTCACCCAAGACGGTGCCGAGGGTGATGACACACTGGCCTACCTGACGTCAGTCATTGAGGGCGACATCGTCATCCTGACCCGTGACGGTGACATGACGACGCTGGTCGACGATCGTGTCAGCCTGTACCAGAATGGTCGCCTGACCAAGGAAAACAAGTACGGCCCGTTCCCCTGCAAGTTCACGCCGATCTACAAGGCGTTGATCGGTGACGGTGACGAGTACAAGGGTGCCAAGGGGTTCGGCCCCAAGGCATTCCTCGACTTCCTCGTATGGGCCGGAGACCCGGGCCTTGCCGCATTGGAAGGCATGATCAAGCGCCGCACCCTGCAAGAACTGGCAGAGGACGTGGCTGAGTTCAAGCCCCTGCAGAAAATCATCGACAGCGAGCAACACGTCTATGAAAGCTACGAGTGCGCCCTGCTCCACCCTGAGTGGGTCAATCACCCTCGCCAGCCGTTGCAGGTGGTGCGCGGTGACAGTGCCGAATGGTGGGACAAGCTGAACCCACCGGCAGCACCGAAATACACTGCACCGAAGAACCACGCCATTTTTGACTGCGAACTGATCGGCACCGTTAATCCGGTGTTTCTCGTTTGCATGCACGTGCTGGAAACCGGCGAGCGGCAATCCTTCTGGTGGCACGTCGAAGGTGACATGGATCGTCTGCAGGCACAGCTCGAACGCCAGGACCTGATCTGGGTCAGCTTCAACGGCATTCACTTCGACCAGCCCATCATGTCGGCAGCGCTCGGTGGCAAGACCCCGACCATGCTCAAGTCCATCGCCAATGAACTGATCCACGGCGATGGCAAGGCGTGGCAGATATACGACCAGTTTCGCTTCGACAAGGTTGAGTTTGATCATATCGACCTCATGGAAGTCAGCCCGGGCGTCAAGATTTCTCTGAAGACCTTTGCCGGTCGCATGGGATACCCGACGATGGTTGACATGCCGTTCGACCACAACAAGGATCTCAGCGCTGAAGAATGTGTTGTGCTGGAGAACTACTGCCAGAACGACCTTGGTGTCACTGAGTGGCTGTTCAAAGCGCTGCGTTCGGAAGTCGAACTACGCAAGGAGATGAGCGAGGAGCACGGCATTGACCTGCGTTCGAAGTCTGACGCGCAGGTTGCCGAAGCGATTCTCAAGAAGGTGGCCAACATCAAGGGTCGCGCTGGACACACCCCGAGCTACGTCACCTACACGGCCCCGAAGTTCATCGAGACCTATAGCCAGACCATCCAAGGCATCGTTGAGCGGGTCGAAGCCACCACGTTCCTGATCAACCCGGCGAACGGCATGGTCCAGTCTCCGGAGTTTCTCGAGGAGCCGGTGCAACTCGGTCACGGCACCTATCAGATGGGGGTCGGCGGACTGCACTCGACACACGACAAGTGCCTGTACGTGGAAGCGGACGAGGAAATGTGCATCTCAGACTTCGACGTCGCTTCGTACTATCCGAACATCATGCTCAAGGCGGGTCTGACGCCGCGGCTTGATGGTGGGGCTGGCGATCGGTTCATTGCCGCGTATCGGGATATTTACGATCGTCGTATCGATGCCAAGCGATCTGGAAATAAGAAAATTGCGAATTCTCTTAAAATTGCGCTAAATGGCACGTTTGGCAAACTCGGCTCGCCCTATTCATCTTTCTATTCACCGGACCTGATGTTGGCCGTGACCATGACCGGGCAGTTGAACCTTATGTGCTTGATTTTCGACCTGGAATTCAATCCTGAGATCAAGGTTTTGTCGGCCAACACTGACGGCATAGCTATTCACTACCCTGCTCGATTGCGCGATCGGGTGCTCAAGGTCGTGCTTGAAAATGCCAAGCGTACCGGGTTCGAGTACGAGGAGACTCGTTACGCCAAGATCGCTATGAAAGACGTCAACAACTATCTGGCGGTTACGGTCGATCTGCCGACGGCGACCCTGATCTCTGGGGTCGACGGCATCATCGAAAAGGCCCCCGGCTATGTGAGCGTCAAGCGCAAGGGTCTCTATGCCAGCACCGGTTTGATGAAAAACCCGACGATGGAGGTCTGCAGCAACATGGCAGTCGATTATCTGAAGGACGGAATCCTGCCGGCTGATGCCGTTAAGAAGTACGGCAACATGCGCGACTTCGTCGCTATCCGCAACGTCAAGGGTGGCGGCATCCAGTACGACCAGATCGTTGAGGTCGACGACTGGGTGCTGGTCAACGACCTTGGCACCAAGGACAACGAGTGGAAACGCCAGGCATGGATCGATGCCGGTCTGGATCGCGCCCCGGTCAAGCGCAAGTCGTGTCCTGCCCCCGTTGAAATTGGGGTCGGTGGCGAGGCTTTTGGCCGGATCGCCCGCTGGTACATGCAGAAGGACGGCAAGATGCCAATCAACTACGTCGGCTCTGGCAATCGGGTTCCGAAAACCGAAGGCGCGAAGCTATGCATGACGTTGCCTGATTCGCTGCCTGACGACCTCGACCTTGATTGGTATGTTTCAGAGGCGTTGTCGATCCTGAAAGATATCGGTGTCAATCTTGAATCACAAGGAGAAGAACAAGAATGATGAACAACATCATGTTGGATCTGGAAACCATGGGCAACGGCCCGATGGCGGCCATCGTCGCCATCGGCGCCGTTGAGTTCGACATTGGCACTTGCGAGCTTGGGCGTGAGTTCTATCGCGTCGTTGATCTGGAGTCGTCCATGCGCCTCGGCGGTGTTGTGGACGCATCCACCGTCATGTGGTGGCTGGGTCAAAGCCTTGAGGCCAGATGCGGTATCAACCCGAAATTCGGCAAGTGCTCGCTCTCGAACGCATTGATTGATTTTCGAGGTTGGGTGATGCAAGGCGTTGAAGACTTTGACGATGTACTGATGTGGGGCAACGGAGCCACATTCGACAACGTGATCCTGTCCTCGGCCTATCGAAACGCCGAACTGGAGCGCCCGTGGCGTCACTGGGGTGATCGCTGCTATCGCACGGTGAAGTCGTTCTTCCCGCAGACACCGATCGAGCGCATTGGCGTACATCACAACGCACTCGACGACGCGAAAAGTCAGGCTCTGCACCTGATCGAAATGATCGGTCAGAAACCTGACATTTCCGACCAAAGTGTGCAGTGATGCAGACCCGCCTGATGTCCCTGATCGAGACCCTGACAAACATCGCAGTCGGTCTCGTCATCAGCCTGATCTCTCAGCTGGTGATCTTCGGCGCCTACGGCATTGAGTTGTCGTTCGGGCAGAACGTCCAGATCGTGCTGTGGTTTACCGCCATCAGCATCGTCAGGAGCTATGCATTGAGGCGCGTTTTCAATCGTTTCGTCAGGAAGCCATCATGAAAAAGTACTCTTTGGAATGGTGGCAGGCCCAGCCCCCGGAGAAGGTCGGCAAGGAGACCGAGAAGATCGTCGAGAAGCTGTTCATCGAGTGGAATCACAGTCAGGCATTCGCCTGGCACCGCATGCCAGACGCTCGTGCCGCCCGTGGTCGACTCGCTGCCCAGCCTGCTGACTATCTGTACCGGTGCGGCGAACACGCAGGCTTCATAGAGGTCAAGGCACTGAAACACGAGTACCGGCTGCCCAAGGATCGGGTCAGCCAATTGCCGACGCTTCTCAAGTGGAACCTCGCTGGCAGCGACGACCTGATCCTAGTGTTTCACTACATGATCGGGAAGTGGCGCTGGATGTTTCCGCACCAACTCGAAACAGACGTCCCATCTTGGGACTTGTCCTGTTTCGTGACGTTTGACAGTGCCGAGGAGGCGCTGAAATCAACTGGTTATTTCAACGTAGGAGAACAAGAAGAATGAGCCAATTCAAACCCCTTTTGTCTGCCACCATCGAGGACACCGCATCGCTGCGCTACCCAGTGCTGGTCAGCACCAAGCTCGACGGCATCCGATGCCTCGTCATTGACGGCGTGGCGTGTAGCCGCAACCTGAAGCCAATCCGCAATGCGTATATTCAGAAGTGCATCGGCAAGCCCGAGTACAACGGCCTCGACGGCGAGCTCATCGTCGGCAACGTCTTTGCCAAGGACTGTTACCTGAAGACCAACTCCGGCGTGATGTCTGCCGACGGCGAGCCCGACTTCAAGTTCCACGTCTTCGATCGTTTCGATATGGGCCCGTTCCACTTCCGCACCCGCTTCGAGCGGATTCCAAACCTGCCGTTCGTCGAGATCGTGCCGCATTGGGAAGTCTCCTCGGAGATTCAACTGCTCGATCTCGAGGCCGAGTTGCTGGCCAAGGGCGCGGAAGGCGTCATGGTTCGCAGCATTGACGGCGCCTACAAGATGGGCCGCAGCACAATCAAGGACGGCATTCTGGGCAAGCTGAAGCGCTTTGCCGATGCCGAGTACAAGGTTATTGGTTTCCAGGAAAGGATGCACAATGCCAATGAAGCCACAGTCAATGCTCTCGGCCACACTGAGCGTAGCAGTCATAAAGAAAACAAGGTCGGTCGGAATGACCTGGGAGCCCTCATTTGTGAAACGCCTGATGGGCAGCAGTTCAACTGCGGGACAGGTTTTGACGACACCCTTCGCACTGAAATTTGGACGAACCGGGACGCGTACATGGGCAAGTTTGCCAAGATCAAGTCGTTCCTGATCGGGGTCAAGGACCTGCCCAGATTCCCCGTGTTCTTGGGGTGGCGTGACCCGATCGACGCATGACAAAACTCTGGACAATTACCGCATTGGTGTGCAGTATAGACACCAATGCGTTTCTCGTTTCCACGAAAGGATAAAATGAGCAACAAATTCTATGCCCAGAAAGGGCGCAGAGCGAAGGTCGCCACGCCGCCACCGGACACCGTGGAGTGCGAGGTGGTTCGCTTCGTTCTCAAGAGCGCCCAGCACCTTGACCTGAAGCTCGAGACGGTCGAGGAAATCACCGACGAAATCGGCGGCGAACAATGCATGTGTATCTGCGGCTGCAAGGCGTCCGGTGAGCGGGTTATCGTGCCGTGGCACAACGTGGATTACATTGAGGAGATGGAAGCATGAAACTGTCAGAACAAATCGAGATGCTCGCAAGCCACCCGATGTACGTGCATTATTTTCGTATCGATAGCGACGGTGTTCAACTCGACGGCACATTCAATCTGGCGCAACTGGAACTGCTGGTGAGCCACATCAAAGAACATGGCTACAAGGAGATGGAAGCATGCTGATCATCAACGACCTACACATCGGTGTCACCCGCCAAGGCGGCACCACGCCGCAATCCCAACAGGCCCTGCGCGACCACCTTCGCGGCAAGGTTACCGAGTTAATCACCACCGAGTGGAACGAGGTCACGGTCAACGGTGACCTCTTCGACGGCTTTACGGTTGACGTTCTCGAAGTGGTTCGCACCTACGAGATGTTCGCCGACTGGCTGCACACCACCGGCGGCACGCTGAACCTGATCGCCGGCAACCACGACTGGAATCCCCGTGGCGACAAACTGTCGTCGTTCCACCTGCTCTGCCACTTCCTGAAGTCCCACTTCGGTGAGAAGGTCCGCGTCTTCGACGATGGCTTTGCCCACGTCAGTGGCAATATCTGCTGCATTCCGCACATGCCGAATCAGGAACTGTTCAATATCGAGATTGACAAGGCGATCGAGAACGGTGGTGACGGCGGTTGGCTGCTTCTGCACTGTAACTACAAGAACACCTTCGCCGAGAATTCTGACCACAGCCTCAACCTGAATGACGACCAGATCGGCAAGTTGATCGTGGCAGGGTGGAAGCTGGTACTGGGTCACGAGCATCAAGGTTACGAGTTGCGTGGTGGTCGCGTGATCGTGGCCGGGAACCAGTTTCCGACCTCGATCTCTGACTGCATCGGCGAGAAAGGCAAGCGCTGCCTGCGCACCAACGGCGACGACATGGAGTTCGTCAAAACGTGGTCGCCGGCCGGTGAATATGTCGAGGTCGATTGGCGAGACATGAGCATCGGCGATGCCGACTTTATCCGCGTCGTCGGTGAAGCGTCTGCTGTTGAAGCTGCCGACGTGATCAGTGCTATCTCCAAGCTGCGCCAGCAAGCAAATGCGTTCGTTATCACCAACGCCGTCAAGATTGCCGGCAACGAGGCGATGGCTGACATGGCCGAGGTCTCGCTCGAAAACGTGAAAGCTTACGACGTCATCGCAGCCATCATGGAACAGCTTGACGAGCGTGAGGCTGAAGTTGTGAAAGGACTGATGGCGTGATTGAAGTAACTGTTCGATTCGGCGGTAAACCGGTCACGTTAATGATCAAAGATCATGGGATACCGCTCGGCACAGACAAAACTGCCGCTGAAATTTTCGAGGCTATGAGAAACAGCTTCCACATGACAAAACAGCGTTGCTACAACGAGAAATGCCCCGACTACCGCTATTACGGCGGGCGCGGTATTGTGGTGTGTGATCGATGGCTTGAGAGCCCGCTCAATGTGTTGGCTGACATGGGGTTACGACCAAAAGCCTATACGCTGGAAAGGAAGAACAATGACGGCCCCTATTCGGTTGACAACTGCAAGTGGGCAACACGGGCCGCGCAAGGTCTGAATACGCGCCAAACAAAGTTGATCACCTATTGCGGAGAGACGCTCCCCGTTGCCGAGTGGGAAAGGAGGTCCGGCTTTAAGCCTGGCACTCTCAAAGCACGATTAGGGCCTCTCGGTTATAGCGTCGAAGAGGCGTTCTCGAAACAGGTCAAGTGCGGAGAACTGCTTTCAGGTAGGGAGTACCCGCATCTTGTAGATCAGTCGTGGCGAACTGTGGAGGCGATGCACGCTAACCCTCAGAAGCCTGTGCTTAGCAATGAGCAGATCGAGCATGTACGTCGCCTCCACTCTGAACTTGCAATGACATTCACAACAATCGGAAAACTATTTGGTGTTTGCACTCAAACTGCCTCAGAGGCGGTTCGTGGTGTTGGCACTTACGAGAGGATTGAATATGCTGCTGCGGCTTAAACTAACAAATTTCCGCAAGGTTCGCTCTGACGTGATGGAGTTCACACCAGGAATCAATTGCATCCGTGGTGCAAATGAGATATCCAAGACGACCCGAATTGAAGCTATTGCCTATGCCCTGTTCGGTAGCAAGGCGCTGCGCACCACGCTGGAGCAGACCGTCACCTGGGGCGAGGACGTGAAGTCGCTCATGGTCGACCTCGAACTCACCAGCGGCGGCATCGACTACGTCTTCAGCCGCAGCAAGGCTGGCGCCGAAGTCATCAAGGGCAACACCGTCTTCATCACTGGCCAGAACGAGGTCAGCACCTTCGCTGCCACTCTGATCGGTGCCGACCAAAGCATCGCCTCTAACCTGATGTTTTCAGGGCAGGGGAACATCCGCGGCGCTCTTGAAGAAGGCCCCAAGGCGTTGTCGTCTCTGATCGAGGACCTTGCCGGTTTCACTGTCTTCGACGATATCCTTGAGCGTGCTCAAGAGAAACTGGCACTGGGCAGCCCCGCCCTGCTGGAGGAGCGCCTGAAAGGTGCTGAGTCCACGTTGGCGGCCGCGACCGAGTCCCTGCCGGTGAAGCCTGATGACGAAGCCTACCAAGCCTCGGTGACCGCCATTGCCAACAAGATGGCCGAGATCGAGTCGGGCATCCCTGAACTGAAGCGTGTCGCCGACGCTGCAGCCGAGAAGTTTTCTGCTGCCTCACAGGAGTTCAACGCCAACAACGTACTGGTCGCCGACATCGAACGGGCCGCTGCGCAGGTCGTACAGTGCGAAGGTCAGGCCGCCGGCTTCCGCGCCAATGCCGATAAGGTGGCACCTGATGTTGAAGGCTTGAAGGCTCAACTGCTGGAATCCGAGCAGTGGGACGCCCGTCACGCGGCATATCAACTGTTCCTGCAGTTGAACCACAGCGTTGAACGGTTCGAGGGCACGATCACTGAGTTCATCCTGCACAAGGACAAGGTCTCTGGCGAATTCAAGCGCAATTGTGACAAGCTGGTCGAGATCGACAACGCGATCAACGCTGCGCTGCGCAGGAGAATCAATCACGACAAGTGCGACAAGTGCGGGCAGGATGTCACCCACCTGACACACGTCGTCGAAACCAATGTCACGGTCGACGCTGAGGTTTTGAAGTTGAAGGCCGACCGTGCCGTGGTCTCTGGCGAGATCGATATGTTGTCCCCGCTCATGGCCGAGCTCGATGCTTGGCAAGCTGCCGAGAATCAGGATGCACGCATCCTCGCCAAGCTTGGCGGCTACGTGAATATTGACAACAACTCTGTGCCTGCCCGTGTTTCGTGGATCGGCAGCGATCCTGGCACTGCCGGCCCGGACACCCGCGCTTACCGCACCGCCCTTGAAACGGCCCAGGCTGAAGTTCGTGTGATCGAACAGGCGAAGGCCAAGCTGGAACTGGTTCTCGGTCAGTTGGCAGACGCCAAGCAGAAGCATGCTGACCTGAAGGCGAAGCTTGACGCTTACACTGGGCCGAGCGCCGAAGACATCCTACGTCTGCAGGGCGAGAAGAACGACGCCGCTCTGGCCGTAACGGTCGCAGATGGCAACATCATTATCGCTCGACGCGAGTTGGCGGACCTGACGACAGCGCATGAAGCTGGTGTCCGCATGTGGAACCTCGCCCAAGCTCGCGTGAGTGATGCCGAAAAGACCATTGCCAGCACCAAGGCCGACCTCGAGTCCCTGTCGTTCAACAACGCTCTTGTCAAGAAGCTGCGCGCCATCCGCCCGATTGTTGCCAATCAGGTTTGGAATTCTGTGTTGACCAGCGTCAGTGTCATGTTCAGCCAGATGCGCGGAGAAGAAAGCTGGGTCACCAAGGACAAGGGTGGCTTCTGCGTCAATGGTCAGGCGGTCGAGTCGCTTTCCGGCAGCACGCTGGATATCCTCGGTGTCGCCCTGCGTGTCGCCCTGATGAAGACCTTCATGCCTGAATGCAGCCTGCTTGTGCTCGACGAGCCGGCACAAGGTTGCGACCAAGTCCGTACCGAGGCCCTGCTCGGTTTCATTGCTGCGAGCGGCATTGGGCAAACCGTTCTGATCACACACGAGGACGTGTCCGAGTCCGTGGCCGACAACCTGATTGAGATCTGAAATGGATATCGAAGAAGCGAAACAAAAGAAAGTTGAACTCGAGAGGGAAATCAGCAAGCTGATCCACGCCTTTTCTTCGGAAACCGGGCTGATAGTCAGTGAGATGAACCTGATTGACGTTTCGAACGTCAACGGCACCCAATACTATTACTTCAATGTGAAGGTCGAACTATGAACCAAGACGAGAAAGAAATCACCGTTGAGCTACTCACCTGCGAGCACGGGCACAATCATGTGCAACTGAGTGTGGGTGAGGAAGCAGCTATCCTTGACATCGACAGGGCGCTCGACCTGTTCGATGCATTGGGCGAGTGCCTGGATGCGGCCGGTGCGTTTGACGACGATGACGAGGGTGACTGTGGGGTACCGAGATGTCACTGAACAAGTTCCTGAAATTTTGGCCGATCGTTGAGGCTGTTGCGTCGATGAGCAAGGATCCAAGCACTCGTGTTGGGGCCCTTGCTTTAGATGACAACATGAACATCATTGCGACCGGATTCAATGGGTTCCCTCGAGGTGTGAAAGACGACATCTCGCGCTACATGGATAGAGATACAAAATTAAGACTCGTCTCCCACGCAGAACAGAACCTGATCGCACAAGCCGCTTACGGCGGGAGAACGCTGAAAGGCAGCACGATACTGGTGTCTAGTTTGTACCCATGCGCAAATTGCGCCAAATCAATAATTCAGGCTGGTGTTGTGCGCGTCATGTCCCCGGAACCAGATTCAAGCGATAGGTGGCTTGAAGAGTCCAAATGGGCAAAGTTAATGTTTGACGAATCCTCTGTGGAGCAAATTTATGTCAGGAAGATTGAAACAGTTGACGGGTCTGCGATTTGGTCGATTGTTGGTGATCGCTAGATCCGGCACTCACGTATCGCCGAACGGCTGCAGCAAACCGCTTTGGCGGTGTCTGTGTGATTGCGGCGGCAGACCCTCTAAAGCGAAGGACAGTAAATGAACAAAACATTTCTCACCGGGCATGCCGCCGCATGCCGAGAGCTCGCCGAGGCCCTCGGCATTGATCCGCACAGCTGTAGGGGTTTCACGCTGACTGTTGATGCAGGTCAACCAGTGGTTCTGGAAATCCGCACTTTGGTGCGTAGCGTTGATGAGTTGACGAATGTCCTCAAGAAATTTGAAGTGAAGGAGAAAGAATGAAACAGTACCTCGACCTGCTCGAACACGTCATCACCAATGGTGTCGACAAGGGTGATCGCACCGGCACCGGCACGCGCTCGGTATTCGGTTACCAGATGCGTTTCGACCTGAGCAAGGGCTTCCCGCTCCTGACCACCAAGAAGCTGCATCTGAAATCCATCATCCATGAGCTGCTCTGGTTCCTGAACGGTGACACGAACGTGAAGTACTTGCAGGACAACGGCGTTCGCATCTGGGATGAGTGGGCGGATGAGAACGGCGACCTTGGCCCGGTCTATGGGCGCCAATGGCGTAACTGGAACTCGTGGAACGCCAGCGCCTTCATGGTGGGCCGGGACCAGATCGCCGAACTGGTCAAGGGCATCAAGGAGAACCCGAACAGCCGGCGCCACATCGTCACGGCTTGGAACCCGGACGAGATTGACCACATGGCCCTACCACCATGCCACTGCCTGTTCCAGTGCTACGTTGCTGACGGCAAGCTGTCGGTACAACTGTACCAGCGCTCGGCCGACATCTTCCTCGGGGTCCCATTCAACATTGCGTCCTACGCTCTGCTAACCATGATGCTGGCACAGGTCTGCGATCTTGAGCCTGGTGAATTTATCTGGACTGGTGGCGATACGCACCTGTACTCGAACCATTTCGATCAAGCGAGATTGCAGCTGACCCGCACCCCGTTCGATTTGCCGACGATGTATCTCAACCCGTACGTTACCGAGATTGACGGGTTCAAGTTCGACGACTTCACGTTAGCGAACTACGAATGCTATCCGAATATCAAAGCGACCGTCGCAGTATAGGTGCATAAATAAGAGCCGTTCTCAACAACAGGCTTTCACAATCGCTCTTAGAGCGACGATCGTTACCCCACCACGTAGGGTGACCTCAGAAAACCATCGGAGATCGTTGTAGCGCAAGCGAATGCGGTTTCCGATGGTGAGGACTAGGAGAATAATAAAAATGTTCCTCGAAGATACCGATGTCATAAAATTGACTGGGTTTCGGCAGAAGAAGCAGCGAAGTAGACACTAACATGCGCTCCGCAAGTCACACACTGCTCCGCAATCGTATTTGGCAGACAACCTTGCACCTGCCTTGTTTGATGGAGAAGAGGTTCCAGCCAACGAACAATTCAAGGTGCTTGTTGCCGATCGAAACGAAGCGGCGATATAACCAATAACCGTCCGGTCTCTTCCAATAGACAGCGTCCATGTTTTGCGACCAACACCACGCACTGTCACCGACACAGCCGAGCACGTAGTAACTGACATAGTTACCACCGTTGCGCCAGAGCCACCTCGTTCTGTTCACGAACGAGAGCGGGTCACCTCCCCACAAGCGCAATCTCTTCCAACCTGGGTCACCGGTCAGGTCGTTGTCGATTGTTTCCAGCCAGCGCAGGTGCGTCAGGTGGCGCTTGTCGTCTGTCGAGAATAGCCATACGGCGAACGGCGCCAGAAGATACGCTGCTGCAGTGATGACAAACATTGCCGGCAGACGGACGATGTACCTGATCATAGCGTGCTCGCAAGCACGAACAACTCGTCAAGCTGCGTCTCGGTCAGCCCGAGCGCCGTTGAGGCCCCGAGCAAGATCGGATCATCCCGGCGCCACGTCATTGCTTTGGCGATGAAGGCCCGCTCGACAAACGTTCTGGACGGAGAGTTCGCCCACGCCTCGTAAGCCGAGGACATCCCGGCCGCATCAATGGCCAGCAGGCCTTGAAGCGCTGTGATGGCTGGCGGTACAGCAACGACCGCTGTCGGCTTCGAAAATGAGCCGTCAGCGTAACCGTCACCGATACCGAAGCCGTCCTGCAATTCAACTAAGCCTGGTAGCGCATCCAGCGTATCAACCACGACCACATTCACGACCACGCCGTTTTCAATCTGTGCTGCTCGCATATCGATCTCCTTACCAGATTACCGTCACGACGACCTTGCCGTTGGCGCCCGCGCCGCTGGTGCCAGTTTCAGAACCACCACCGCCGCCGCCAGGAGCCGTTCCTGCTGTCGCTGCGTTTGCGTCATAAGCACCAGCGCCACCGTTGCCGCCAAAGCTGCTAACCCCGCCGTTGCCAGGCGCATTAGCGGCACTCACGCCGCCGCCGCCACCACCACCGCCACCGCTGATGCTATAGCCGCCATTTGCCCCAGGCCGTGAGGTCTGAGCACCACCACCACCGCCACCAGCGTTGTCGCCAAACAGGCCCGCGATGGCGTTTGTCGCGATGGCAGCACCAGCCCCGCCGTTGCCGCCAAGCGCGGCAACGTGAGCACCAGCCCCCTGACCGGCGGTAGTTTGCCCGCAACCACCACCACCACCGCCACCGCCGCCCGGCGAAACTGGCGCGTCGTTTGTTGATGAAGCGGCGGCAAGTCCGCCACCACCGCCGCCCTGCGCAACGACAAGCGAACCGAAAGAACTCGCGCCGCCAGCGTTACCGTGCGTACTGGCCGTTGTCTGTGCGGAGCCGCCAGCGCCAACAGTGGTAGCGACCGTCGCTGCCAGAGCCGACAATGGCACAATCTTGGACCGATACAAGCCGCCGCCACCGCCACCTCCAGCCGCATTGTTTGCCCCTTTTCCGCCACTACCGCCGCCACCCCAAACCTCAATGATGGCTATCGCATCTGCTGGAGCGCCGCCAGGCTTTGTCCATGTTCCGCTTGACGTGAAGGTTTGAACATTGCGCGTTCCCCCGCTGACCGTGCAATTAAGCAGCCCACCAGAAAACGCCAGCCCGGTGCCAAGATTTCCGGAGTCGATCAACGAACGCCACGCGCTCCACGCCCCGGAACCACCGACATTTGACGGGTCACCCGACCGGGTATAGAGGTGACCTGTTGCGTAATCTCCGTACAACTGCGTGATGGTATTGCCAGCGCCATGAGTAACCAGCAACTGCCCATAAGATGGGCCGGGGCCGTTTACTAGGCTTGTCCCGCAACGATAGAACCCGGAGCTCGTTACTGTGTTTAGATCTGTACTGTTAGCAACCGATCCGTTTGTGATCCCGGTTACCGTCGACGCATTGCCCGAACACGATGCCGCTGTCGTGGCGTTGGCCACAGGCGTCGAGCCAATCGCCGCAACAATCTCCGCAGCGGTCGCCGCCGTCATTGCTGATGCGCCGTTCCCCTTGACCAGCCCGGTCAGCGTAGCGACACCCGTGCCACCATTTGCCACCGGCAGGACGCCGGACACATGGCCGGTCAGCGTCACCTTGCCGTAAGCCGGAGCCGCGCCGACACCACCGGAAAGCAGCACGTTTCCGGTCGCCACATCGGCCAGTTTGCCGAGCACGTTGGTGGCCGAGGCGAAGACAATATCGCCGAGCGCATAGGTAGTCATCCCGGTGCCGCCATTCGCTACCGCCGCCGTGCCGGTGATGTTGCCGGCTGTCGTGGCGCTGCCGGCTGTCGTGGCCGTCGCCGCATTACCGCTGATGTTGATCGCGTACAGCGACGACATGTCGGACCACGTTGACCCGTTGAACTTCTGCCACTTGTTCGACGCACTATTCCAGCGCAATGCGTTGGTCTGCACATTGGTTGGCGTGCTGGTCGCCGGGTCGTAGCCAAGCGCAAGATCGTCGAGTCGCCCATCGATCTCGGCAATCATGTTGCCGTAAACACTGGCAACAGTCGGTTTATTGTGATCAGCCATTTTAGTAACCTCGGACGGTCCAGGATGCGGTGCCGCTGACGCGGGTACCGGCGCTGTTGAAAAGAAGAATCTTGAAACTGGTCGGGTTAGGCGAATCCGTAAAGTCATAGATCGCCGTGATTGGGGACGTACCGGCCGCCGTCACCTGAATGGCCTCGACATCGATGAATTCAGGCGTGCCGCCGACATCGCGGGTGTCGGTGATATAGATGGTCGTGCCGCCGCTATCGGAGGACAGGCAGGCTTTCGACCCGCTGATCGTCTTCAGCTTGGCATCGAGCCGGGTATTGATGCCGGTCAGGTTGATCAGCGCATGGTCATCACCAGAAACAGCGATGCGCACCTTGACGTAGCGATAATTGGTACTGAAAACCTGTGTCGTGTCTGGGTGATCGACCCACGACGAACCGAATTCGCTAAGGCTGATCGTCACCGATACGGTTGGCGTCCCGGCGATCACCGTATAGTTTGGCGAGACAGTCACCTTGCAGGCGCCCAGCGTCGTGCCAACGTCGATCGTCTCTTCGTAATAGCCCGGAGAATTTGCGGGCTGAATGAAGATCGGATAACCCGCGGTGATCTGGTCCTGCGGCGTGCTCCACGAATGATTCGTGAAATGCTGCGCCACCGTCTCTGTCGTGTTGATCGGCATAACTACACCGCCGACACCGGTGTCCAGCTTGGCGTTTGAGAACGATACCGCCGTCACATTGCCAGCCACGGCAAACGTCGAATCGTAGTCGCCACGCAACACATAATCCGGCGGCTGCGAGACGGTGACTGCCAGCGTTTTCGGTGTGCCGTAGTTGCCCGCCGAATCAATCCCGGTCACCGAGTAGGTGTAGGTGCCGGCCACTGTCTCGAACAGGCTCGTGAACAGGCCTTGTTTCGTGCCCACGACCTCGGCGCCGCGCTTGATTTCATACTCGGAAATCGGCAGCGATGCCTTGGCGTCCGTCCAGTACAGCAGGACGTTGTTATCCACGACTTCTGCCGTCAGAACCGGTTGTACCGGAGCTGTTATCGTCAAAGACGTCATGGAAGCGACCCCGACATTGCCGGCAATGTCAACCGCCGCCACCCAGAACTTGCGCTCACCGGCCCAGGCAACCGGCGCCTGATAGACCGTCGAATAAGGACGACCCACGACAGTGCCCGCTGCCCACGAATCGCCGTAGCGAATTTCGTAGTAGTCGATCAGGAACATTGCGGTCGGCGCTGACCAGCGCAGCACACAGTCCGCGCCGGAAATGGCTACAGTAGGCGACACCGAACCCGGTGCTGCAATCGGCACCGTCAGGCTAGTTGGAGTCATGCTCAGGTTGCCGCTGGTGTCTCTAGCCACCACCCAGTACGGGGCGCCGCCAGCACTGGTCACGGCCATTCGCAATTCATTGGCTGCCGGGGTGGCGATCTCGGTCGCCGTCGCCCATGTGGCGCCACGCTTGACGACGTAATTGGCCAGATCAACCGCTGAAACAGCGCCCCACTTCAGGATGAGGGCGCCGGTTTCCAGTGCGTAAGTCAGGCCGGACACATTCGGCGGCGGGTTGGTCTTGCCGGTGACGTAGATCGCGGTTTGCGTCAGCCAATCACCTGTTCGCCCATCCTCTCCGATGAAGCGAATCCGAATGTCGAAGGTCTGCCGTTCAACCAGCGGCCCGATGCTGACTGATCCGGCCTTGGCCTCGACCAGCGGCACCGTCTTCCACACTGCGTTGATCGAGTCGGTCAGACGATACTGCGCTTCAACACGGCTGATCGTCTGCGCCAATGGTTCGACCGTCGAGGCGTTGAGGCCGCTGCTCGTGTTCCACTTGACCAGAATATTGGCCTGGAACCCGCTACCGACGACAGTCAGCGCCCCTTCATCGGCGATCAGGCTGGTGATGATCGGCACTTGATTGATTGCCAGTCGCACCAACGGAGGCGGCAAAGTGATCTGGCTTTCCCAGCCGCCGAACGGCAGCGTCTCGGCATCGAAGACGGCAGGCGCGTAGTCGCAGAGCAGCAGGCGAGCCTGCAGACCGGGAAGCGGTTCGACGGACTTGACCAGGCAATCGACGGACTCCATGTTCAACTCGCCGAACATGAACTGGTCGCCAGCGGCTGGCTTGTTGGTGCTGATTGCGGTCGTGAAGCTGAGCGTATCGAACAGGCCGGTGGCGCCGGTGATGATTGCCGTGTTGGTGACATTGCCGGCGGTGCGCCAGCGCAGGGTGTAGTCCTTGCCGCTTTCCATCTGCATCGGTTCATCGACCACGACGCCAGTGACGTCGCCGACCACTGACTTGATGCGGCCGGAACCGAGACCCCACATGGGAATGCCGTTATTCGCCTTGATTCTGTCACCACGCGTGCAGATGACCGATTCAATGTCGGAATACAGCTCGTATTCCTCCGGTCGCAGGATGATCTGCTTCATGTGATGACGGCCGTTCTTCCACACCGGCCCAGGGCTGCCGTCATCTTCGACCGGCTGCGTCACACCAGAAAGGTCGATCGACTCGAACAGCGTGGCATTCGACTCGTTGTAGCCGTCGGCGTAAATGATCATTTCGTCCGGCTGGTAGTCCTTCCGGCGATTGATAAACCGGCAGCGCAGCGCGTGCGGCAGCTTGGGTAGCAGGCGGACGCCCTTGAAGCCCCAGGAATTGCTCGGCGTGAAGTGCTGTGCGATCTGGGTCTTCGGTTCATCGATGACGATTGACCATTTGCCGTCCGGCATCGAGACAGAGGCGCGGCCGGCGGCGGCGATTTCGTTGATTACATCGCGTACCGGACGCTGGCCGGTGATCACGTTCTCGTACAGAAAGCCGTGCGCGTCGCAGAACTCTGAAAAGTGCTGCAGCGATGGCAGGTCAATCTGGGAATACGGCACCGGCTTGGCGTTGGCGGGATGCGTCAGGACGTAAAGAATCAGCGATGCCGGGTTGTTTCGGCGATCGGCAGCGCCAGGCGAGCGCCATTCGACACCGTCCCAAATCAACTGCTTCGACGAGACCGTGCCGGTCAGGCCTTCCAGCGTGCCGTTGAGCTGATCGGTCGCCCGGATTTTCAGGGCCGTCATCGCCATCGGTTTCGGCGGATTAACCGGGCGAACGTTGTCCGAATATTCCGTGATCGCCAGCAGCATGACCTTGTCGGCGGCGCCTTCGGTCGTCGTTTCGGCATTGGTCCGCTTCAGGCGCACTTCGTACTGGCCGGGCTCGGCATTGAGATTGATGTCGATGATCTTGTCGAACGGGTCGCGGGTGGCGTCCCGGTAAATATTGAAATCCTCGACTTCGGCGCTGGTGATCGAGAACCAGCGCGAGACCAGCGTGCGGGTGTAGGGGCCGCCGAGCGGGGCGTCTTCGACGATGTTTTCGGTGACGGTCGTCACCGTGATGTCGAAGCCGGTATAGAGCGCCGTATTGTGCTGGCTGGACATGGCGCCGTTGGCAATGGTATAGACCAGCACTTCGTTGTCGGCCGGCGTGTTCGGCAGCGGAATGGTTGATGAGCCAATGGCTTGATACTGGGTTGGCTTGTACACGAGCTTGTTGCGATCGCGCAACACGACGATGCCGGCGCCGGCCGGGTAATAGCCTGTTTCCGGATCTCGGTAGCCGATCAGGGTCTCAGGCATGCCAGGCACGTTAGCGAAATTGTCTTTCCACGGCTCATCAACCGGCACCCAGATGCCGGACGAATTGAAGTAGCCGAGCCGGCGGTATTCGAAAACGACCGTCACAGACTGAGGGCGCAGGTCGCCCATGTTGTCGTTGTAATGGTCGATGTTGGTCAGACCCTGCGGGAAGGTCAGCAGGAAACTGAGGCGGTTGAGGTTTGTTGAAGCGGTGGTGCGCGTCAGGAATGTCTCGGTGATCTCGGCTTCCGGGCGCTCCTGCGTGATGTCCGAGCCGTAAACGTTGAGCAGGTCGCGGACTTCCTGACGATCCCAGTCGAGATGGCCATCAACGAACTCGTTGGCATCCCCCTGGATGCTATAGACCGTCACGTCGGCATAGTCGGTCAGCGGCGTCTGGCCGATGCGCAGGTTGCTGATGTCGAGCGGGCCATAGCCCCAGACCAGCAGCATGTGCAGGAAACGGTCAGAACCGTCCGAAGACATGAACGTATTGGCGCCGAGCGGCGGGGTAAAGTCGTGCGTGCCGAGCACGATGGGGATCGCGCCGTAAGGCGTCGCTGTATTGGCGCCGCCGGCAAGCATGTATTGCGGTTTCGGCGCGGGCGAACCGCTCGGGCTGTTGGCCGGTGCCAGCGCATTGACCAGTGCATTACCGAGCAGGGAGACGGCACCTTGAGCAACCGCCCCGGCGACGCCGGACGAAATGCCGGTGCCAAGCCCCCAGCCGGTCGGCGCGGCGCCCGCTGCGGCGCCACCCTGCCAGGCGCCGGCAACGGCACCACCGGCCCACCAGGCGACGACCATGATCAGCGCGGAGGTGATCAGGCTCTCGTCCTGCGACTTGCCCGGGAACATGCGGAATTCGACGCGGTCGCCATCGTTCAGGCGGCAGGATGGCCAGTCGACTTGATCGACGCGAATGCCGTTGACGAAGGCAACGCCATGGCGCGAGAAGCCGTCCGGCACGCCGGCGCAGTGGGCGTCGATAGCTTCGGCCAGCGTCGAACCGGCGACGGCCGTGCCGTCAATGCGCTGCATTTTCAGCGGATGCGGACAGCCGGAGACGGTGACGCCGTCGGCCTTCGGCGTGTAGCGGTAAAAGCCTTCAATGCGATGCGACCAGCGGGTGGATGCGTATTTTTCGGCAACGACATCGGCGTCAGCACGGGCGTGGATGAAGTAGCCCGGCGCGATGACGACCCCGACGTGAATCGGCTCGCCGGCCAGGCGCATCAGGACAATGTCGCCGACTTCCGGCACGCGGACACGCTCCCAGTTTTCCCGGTGCGCGGCCATGTATTCGGCAAGCTCGGCATCCGCACGACTGCCGCGATCGATACCGTCATGACCTGGCAACTCGATGTCAAACTCGTTTTGATAGATCAGGCGCACGAGCCCCCAGCAATCGGCGCCCGCTTCCGTGCGCCCGCCGTCGACGTAGGGGATGCTGATGTAGCGGTTGGAATCGAAGGCGCGCATCAGAAGAGCCCCGGGAAGGTGCTGGGCGTCATCGTGTGACAGGGGAACGGCTCAGAGGCGTAGGACTCGACAGAGAGAATGCCGGTGACCGAATCGGCGTCATAGCCGATGCCGTTGAGTTCGAGGCCATCGATGCTCAATTCCGGTGCGCTGACGTCTTCGCCATTCGAAGCCGACGAGGCACCCTGCAACACGAGCTGGATGCGGATGGTCGGTGGGCCGTTCAGACTGCGGACCAGCGGCGTGATGAAGCGCGTCGCGTTGTAAATCGTCAGTTGGCAGCGCAGGCCACCGCTGGTTTCATCAGTGGGCAGCGTGACGGCGAACGGCACGAAGAGATGGTCAATGCCTTCCGAGGTGACACCATGGGCGACATCGTCATCGGTGCTCAACGAGGTCAGTTGCTTGGTGTAGCCATCGGCCAGATAAATCGGGGTATCGATATTGGCACCGTAGAGTTTAAGCAGCGTGATAACGTTCTCGTTGCAATCCCGCGATAAGAAGGCCTCAAGCGCTCGAGCCGAAATATTTCTCACGGCAGAATCTCCATGGCCAGCGAGACGTGCCACATGTCGCCGCCCAGCGGTGTCAGGTCGTAATACTTACCATCGCTGCCCGGCACGATCCGCGCTTCGACAGAGGTGTTTAGGCGCGGGTGCGTGAAGTTGAAGCGGCGCACTCCGAACAGCGTGTTTTTGACAAAGTCTTCCAAAGTCACCACCTGGGCAGAGGTCATAGCGAATGAGCATTGGATCGGCGTCGGTAGCGCGCTGCGCCGGCGCGTCTTGGCCGGGCCGTTATCCATCGGCGTACGAAGGGTGCTGATGTTCAGCGATTCGGCAAAGCCGCCGAGCAATGGCGTTTGGGGCAGGCTGGTCGGCCAGGTGTAGGCGGCCATGGCGTTACCTCGAGATCATGCGCGGGGCGCTCAGGGAGCGGTTGAATCGGCTGCCGGAACGCTGTGCCTCACCGCCCATCGCGTCAGCCAAGTCAAGGATCATCGAGCGACGACCACGGCTGTCGATTTCCTCACGCTGTCCGGTGACGGTGTGCGGGGTCCCGTTGTTGTTGATGACCAACGAGAAGCCGCTGGAAGAGGCTGCCTGAACGCCCAACTTGCCGTCTGGTCCGCGCTTCAGCGGCATGATCGCTTCGGGACCCGCTTCGCCGAATACGCCAGCACCGTGTGCAAACGCGAAGAACTTCGGCGTGTCGTGGATCTGGTTGGCGTAAGCGTGCAGGCCTGGAGACTGCATCACACCGCCCATGGCAAAAGTTTTGTTGACGGACGGGCCGAGCGAGTCAGGACCTTTCGGGGACGACGATCCGAAGCCGAAGGCATTACCAAGAAGACCGAGCATGTTGGCGCTCAATGCCTTCATCTGCATCCTGACCATGTCCTTGATCATGCTGCTGACGAGATCGCCGAACGACATTTTGCCGGTCATCACGAACTCAGTCAGGGAGTCGGCCATGCTGTCGGACATCTTGTTGAAGATGTCACCAGCAGCCTTGGACATGTCGGTGATGTTCTTCAGGTTCTCGTCGTACGCCTTCTGCCAGCCACCCACGAAGGAAAGTTGGCGGGCGGCTTCTGCGTCGTCGAGTTTGGCCTTTGCATTGGCCTCGTCTTTTTGAGCGTTTGCAACATCAGGTGAGATTGACCCACGATCGAGGTTTTGTTGAATATCCTGAACAGCGCGCAGGCGCTGCTTTTCGATCCGCAACTGCTGAACTTCAAGGGTGGTTTTCCCAAGATACTCAATCTCGTTTTGCAGATCTTCGCTATAGCGTGCACTGGAGCGGGAAATGTCTTCAATCGCATTCTTTTCCGCAACTCGCATTTTGGTCAATTCGAGTTTTGCAGCCGCAGCCTGCTTAGCGATCTCCGCTTCCTTCTCTTGCAAATCGTTCCACGTTTTCAGAACGAGAGTAGAGTCCTCTCTCTGCACGGCCTCGGCAAGCGCAGCTTCGAGAACTTCTTTTTGAGTTTGAAGCAGGTTGCGGTTGGCTTCCTGCTTCGCATGGGCTGCTTCTACAGAAGAGATCGATTGTTCCGCAAGCTTTTGTTCAATCTCAAGAAGAGCGGCGTCTGTGCGCAACTTTTCGCGATTCAGGTTCGACGACAGATTGTCATTGAACTTCGCACGCTCATCTTTTTGCGTGGAACGATCACCCCTCCCCTGCGGCTCCCACTTGCCGTCACCGGACCCGAGCAGGCTCTGGCCTGTTGCGTTCAACCGGCGATCGAGCTCCTTCTGGACAGCGCGAATGTCAGAACCACTCAGCTTTTTACCTTCGTAAGCATTGAGAAGCGTTTCGACAGCGGACGTGTCGACCTTTTTCTTGGCCGCATCGGCGTCGGCCTGGATATCCTTGAGGCGCTCGCGCCCTGTCTGAATAACAGAAGTCAGGTTGGCTGCGTCGTAGCGAATCTGATTGTTTTCAAGGTCTCGCAGTTTTCCGCGAGCCTTTGCTTCAGCCTCAACAAAGGCTGAATACTCACGCTCAGCCATGAAACGTTCGCGATAGCTGAGCGTTTCATCGTTCTTGCGGTCGATCGCGTTGTCGCGATTCTTGACGATGTCCGTGAGTTCCCTCTCGGCAGCGCTGGTATCCACTGCCTTACCGGACAATTGCAAGCGGTTTTTCTTCTCGAGAAGTTCGATTTCTTCGCGAAGCTTCCTGCTTTCACGATCCAGAGAATCGACAAACGTGTTGGCAGCATCAACAGCTGCCGGCATTTTCAGGACGTATTCGTTGATGGCGTATGCGAGACCGCCAAGGCCAACAACAACGGCGGTGATCGGGCTGGTCATCACGCTCAGCACTCGGCTGAGCATTCCGACACCGGTGGCCCCAGCCGCCACGCCAGCAGCGCTACCAGCCGCAAGCAGGCCGGCTCTCAGGCCTGCGAGTCCGCCTCCGGCAAGTGCTGCTTCGGCAGAGACAATAGCCATCGTTACGCCGAGGCCGCGGATCGCACCCGTAGCCATGTTTATGCCGCCAACAAGCAATCCGATACCTTTCCAGACCAGCCAAGCTTCGCCAAAACGAATGAGGGTCGGTGTAGCTTCAACGAGCACGGTAGCCAACTTGGACACGCTCTCAACGATGCCGTTGATGGCCTCCTTGAACTGCGCCGAATCGGCGAGATTGCGCAGGGCCACCGCCAGATCCTTGGCCGCACCCTCGGATTTCTCGAAAGCCCCGATAAGGTTTGCCTGCATGGTGTTGAACGCCTGCTTGAACATTGCCGAAGCAGTCGATTCGAGTTGGGCACCAACTCGACGCATGAACCCGTCAGATTCGCTGATGGATTGATTGAGTTTGTCCCACTCTTCGCGGGTTTTACCCAACATCGCGATTGCTTCTTTGGCCCCGCGTTCACCGAACAAGGCCTGCAGGATATTGACCTGCGACGCCTTGTCATACCCGGCAAGGATGCCCTTCAACTGATAGATGATTTCAGGGAAAGACTTCATGTTCCCCTGCGCATCCTTAGTCTCAATGCCAAGTTGCTTGATCACCTTCGCCGCACCAGCGGTCGGTGCATACAACTCCTTCAACATGTTGCGCAACGCCGTGCCGGCAGCCGTGCCGCTGATGTTTACCTTGGCCAGCAGCGTAAGTGCAGTCGCAGTGTCTTCCATGGACGCACCGTACTGCTCACCAACAACCGACGCCGTCTTCATGGCCTCGGTCATGCCCTGAACAGAAGTCTGCGAAAGTGCCGCAGCCTTGGCGAACACGTCGCCAATGTGAGCCATGTCACCAACGCCGAGATTGAAGGCGTTCATCACACCGGTGAGCGTGATGGCCGCTTGCTCCATGTTCATTTCGCCGACCGTCGCAAGGCTCATGGCCTGCGGAAGAGCGAGTAGCGAGTCAGTCGCACTCAGGCCAGCCTGAGACAGGATGCGCAGGCCGTTCGCCAATTCGACCGGGCCGTACATACTGGTCTTCGACAGAGACAACGCAGCCTTCCCAATGCCGGCGATAGACTCAGCGGTTTCACCACCGAGCGCCTTCACGAAGGTTAGTTGATAGGCGAATTCTGAACCGGCCTTGGCCGCCGCCACGAAGCCGCCAGATAGCGCGGCGCCGGCCATCAACGGGACGGTGGCACCGTACGTCAGCCACAGGGCATTGAGGCCGCCAGCAAGACCACGGGCGGCGCTGTGCGCTTCCCACATGTGCTTGGGGAGGCCGCGGATCTTTTCTTCATGAGCCACAGCGGCACTAGCTGCCGTTTTATGAGAAGAAGCAACATTGGTGTTCGCCAACCTCAACTGTTCCAGTTGAGGGATGAGACCGACTATGCCTCGACCATAACGTGCGGTCGCGGTGTCGGCATCCAACAGGCTCGCTGCCGAAACCTTGTCGACGATGCTCTGCTGACCACTCGGCCCGGCATGTAGAAAATTACCGTAAATTTTTTGAGACGCATCGCCCTTACGACGGTTGCTTTCGGCCAGTTTCGCAGCGTCAGAATTGATGGCCGCGTAATGCGCCTCAAGCAGAAGCTTGGTCTCTGCCCGTTGCTTTGCAAGGTTCTTGGCAATGGAATCGGAGGCGAGCTCTTCAGGGGTCCAGGCTCTGGAATTGACTGCGCTCGCAGCCGAAGCCTTTCGAGATGCCGCGGCCACCGCAGCGATCGTGCTCGCGTCCTTTGAAACTCCAGCGTAATGCGCCTCAAGCAGAAGCTTGGTCTCTGCCCGTTGCTTAGCAAGGTTCTTAGCAATGGAATCGGAAGCGAGCTCTTCAGGGGTCCAGGCTCTGGAATTGACAGTCTGTCGAGCGACCTTGGCCGCTGCAGCATTCATCTCTGAAATCTTGGCAAGGTTCAACGCGTGAGCCTCAACCCACGCCTTGTCGTATTGAACAGACGCCTCGAACGCTTTCCGAGCTTCGGCAGTGACCTGCCCAGCAAAATTGCGATCAATCTTGAATGACCACGAAACTTGTTGATTTGCCAGACCGCGGGTTGCCGAGGCGATGCCCTCGAGCTGCTTCTTTACGCTTTCGGCCGCATCACCGAGACCCTGCTTTAGCTTGTAGCTGAATCCGGTGAAACTCTGGCCGTAAGAAGCCGACAGCGTGCTTGCACTGCCAGCCAATTTGGCGTTGAGCACTGCCACTTCAGTTTCAAGCGTCTTGATCTTGCCGATAGACGAATCGACATCGCGGCCGACGTTGCTCAGGCTGATCTTTACTTCGTGCGTACCATCGAGCTTGTTGAGGCGCTGCTCAAGTGCGTTCAGCTTCTCATCTGCTGAACCTGTGTTGACCTCAAGGGTCAGCGTGGCCGCTGCATTCACTCCACTCATTGGCCACGCTCCTTGTTGGTCATTACGACGACTCTCGCATCTGTTTCAAGGCCTCTTGCTCCATCACCTGAATGCAGTTGAGAAGCTCTAGCCTGTCACGTTTTTTGATACCGTGAAGTTTACTAACATCGATCACTGAAGGGTAGGACAACCCTATCGCCCCTGCCGGCCCGCACACCCATTGCGTGCTCAATTTCGAGAACAACATGAAGGCGTCGTAGTTTTCAGGCCAAATATCGGTGATCGACGTGTCCTCGACATCCTCACGGGTGATGCCGATTGCTGCCAGTTCAGCCTCGGAGGGCCCGGGTGCGTACATCCGGGCCGCGAGGTCGATCAGTTTTTTGAGCGTCCTTCCAGGAGAGCCCGGTTGTACGCTTCAAAAATAGCGCGGGATGCGCCAGGGTAGGCGTCGAGCAGGGTGGCGAGTGCTTCGGGAGAGTATTTCTCATCGACACCAGACCAGCCAGCAATCAACTCACCAAGTGCGTCCGCGTCCTCGCGTGCGTTCTCGCCCTCGCCCAAGGAGTCGATGTACGACTTCAGTGCCTTACGGCCCTTGTGCTTGAACTCGAACGTGATTTTGCCTTCCCCATCAACAGTGGGGATGGCAACTTCAGCTTTGAACGTCGGATTGGGTTGCAGTTTGAACATTTGTTTTCGCCTTGATAAAGCGCCCTGAGTTGAAGTTCCACCGGCCTGACCTCAAGGCGCGAAAGTCCGGGTTGCAACCCGTGGCCGGTGGGAACACTGAAAACCGCGGACTAAACACAGCCCGCGGTTTTGTCAGCTATCACGATGCGTAACGAACCGGTTCAGCCGCATAGGACAGGCTGATCTGGGAAGTCATTGCTTCGTTGATGGTGACGGACGGCACGCGCTGCAGCGACCAATAAGCGTTCGCGACCAGCTTGGAGCCATTCGGGAAGGCCATGAGCAGGCCGTACGGACTGCGAGCGTCAGAAGCAGCGGACACGTCGGCGTACCACGTCAGCGTCGGGTCATCGTAAACGTCGATGTTCATCGAAACGGCATTGCGAATGGTTGGAACCTGCTTGGCAACCACGTCGTCGATGGCAGTGACGTTGGCGAATTGCATGTCACCACCGGAAGCGGACAGGCCCTTGACTTGAGACAGGGCGGTCCATGCGCCGATCTTGCGAATCGAACCAATGCCGGTGCCGGCCGGATACTTACTGGTGTCGGTAGTGTTGATGCCTTCAAGGTAAAGCGTGGAGCCAGTGGTGCCGGCACCAGCACGAACGACGCGCTTGTCGAGCAAACCCCAACCGGAGGTGATTTCGAAAAACTCACCAACAGCAATGCTGTGGGCAGACGCGGTCGTGGCGACTGCGGTGGATGCGTTGGTCAGGGTGCTAACGGCGATCGAGGCGGCGTAGGTTTTCGCAACCTGCATCGACACACCAGTAGAAAGGGTAATAGCCATGGTGAAACTCCTTACAGTGCACTGTGAATTTGTCTGCGCGAATGCGCAGAAGTCACTTAGCCTGGGGAGGCCTCCTGACTAAGTGCTTGGATGGTACGAAATAAAATGTACTTATGGAAGTATCAGCGATATCAATAGGTGGAGTTGAAACTAAACTCGACCTTCAACTCTTCTGAGACCCATCCGTCTCGCGGAACCCGCTTGCCTGGCCGCGGCACAGCGCACTGCACACCGCTGACCTTTACGAGTTTGAACAGACTCGTCAGGTAATCGAACATTGACAGCTTCGTGCGCGTACCCGTGCCCTCTTTCGTGAACAAGGTCAACACCACTTCCCCAGTCACCTCATGACTCGGCGACGCATCGATGTCGTACTGGAAGGCGTCCATGAAATCGATCTCAACACGCAGGAAACAGTCTCCGACACTGTTCATATCTATCTTCAGAGTGTTGTCATAGAAGATACGGTTGGACGGGTAGGTGGTCGTCCAGCCGGTGTTGATATGGGCGACGAGCGCGTCACGGGCAGAAACGTAGGTGCTCATAGTTGCGACGTCCTCAAGGTGGTCAATTTCATGGCGTCAATGATCTTGTAACGATTGCGCACGAAGTAAGCGCCCCGCTGCACCACGCGATCGGCGTTCGGGTTGACCGGGCGGAAGTCGATCTGCCCGTTCTCGATCTTCCAGGCGTAGGCTTCTTCGTGGCTGGACGAGTTCGACAGAAAGATCGGCGTGCCTAGCGGTGCCTTGCGGGCTCGGGCCGCGCCGGCAACCGCATGCATCTTGGCAAAGTCGATCGCCTCCTCGTCGCCCTTTTCATACGGCTCAACCTCGTCGCCACGCAACGAGGCATTTGCCTCTTTCTGATAGAAATTCAGCGGGTCATCACGGGCAACAAACGATGGTGTGTACGGTGTCAGCTGCCAATTGGCGACAAACTGCCCGGAATACTGCGGGCTCTGATACAGGATCTCGTTCAGTGCCGTTTCGGCAAGGCCAACGGCTGCCTCCTGCGCCGCCCGCTTGGTCTGCGCAATGAAGCCGGCTATCTGGTCAGTGAACTTACTCACGCTCGCCTCATGTGCAGGCTGACAGTGGTACCCTCGTCCTGCACAGACAACACACGCCACACACCATCAGACAATGTCAACAAATCAGACGGGGCTACGCTCGGCATCGCCGTTTTCAGCGCCATCACCTGAATGTCACCGCGCTGGTAGGTTTCGTCGGCTTTGGTCAGGTAGTGGAAGTGCTCTGACCACTTGACGCGAAGCACGCGTACGCTGGAATTTGAAGCGCTATACGTGTCGGTCACCGGATCATAGGTGCGGTCACCGTAGGTCACCGTCTCGAACGCAGGCTCGTCAAGTTCGTTGGCCAGCGCAATGCGCAAACCGCTTGTGCTGATGTACGACTGCTTCACCAGGAACCACTTGCCGTCCAACTGGATCAAGCTGTCGGCAGGTGCCGACTCGCTGCCGGCGAGGAACACTTGATACTGCGGCGGGTAGCGAGAATTGTCGTTGGCCTCGGGCATGTACTTGCTGAAGACCAAGGCGGCGTAAGCTGTGACCGGTGCGGTCTGGGCAATGGCGCTGGCGATCGAGTGAAGATTGGCAAGGCCCGTGGCCCCCTGAATGACGTAGGACACGCGGATGACCTCGCCCATCCAATAGTCAGGTGCTCCGTGACCCACGACGTATTGTTCACCGTCGATAGTGATCGCGCCGCGGGCAGGCATGACGATCTCTGGCGCCGCAGAAACCATCCGCTTCGTAACCGAAGTGCCGTCAATCTTACTGAAGCTCATCGGTTCGTACTGCACCATGAACGTGGTGGTGCCGTAAGCGTCCTGCGCCTGAACGTTGTCGAACTTGCGAGCCACGCGCTTCAGCTTCATACGTTGGTGATCGGATCGGTTCCGAGGCCGACCTTGGTAAAATAAACTCGCGCAGTCACCGAGGCTGACGAAGATCCAAGTGCTGTGAATGCCTGCATCAACTTGGTCTTGGCCCGGTCATATTCTTTCTTGACAGAAGAGATCACGTCTTTGTACGGGTTGTCGAAGCGTGTCGCCTGAGCCTTGCCGTCGGTTTCCTGCTTCAGTGCAAACAACGGCAGACTACCCGACAGCTGCTTGGCCAATGCAAATGTTGCGAACAACTTGGCGCTGTTCAGGAACCGGAGTTCGGCATCAGTCGGACTGGCGATTGCCGCCGTACTGGTGAATGTTGCTGGTAGAGTGAGACTGACTTCTTCGAGCTCCATGGTCAGATAGTTCTCGTACACGGTGAGCCCCAACGTACTGTCCTCGATGTCAGTGACGTCGACCCCAAGCACGGCCCGAACTTCGTCCGGTGTGGTGTATTCGGCGATCATTCTTCAACGACCAGAACCAGACCGCGATCGATGTTGTCCTGCAGCCACGGGTGCATTTCAACAATGCTCGGCGTCTTGGTGATGTTCTTGTTCATGACCAGATCCACGAACAGGTCGAATTTGGAAATGACTTTGACAAGCTCGGGCTTCTGGGCTTTGGGTGCTTTTTGTTCGGCCATGATTTTCTCCTACGGATGCCCGATTCTATGGCGTCAGGTGTGTTGATGGAAGGTGACACTTGACATTTGGAATTGCTCATGTAGTATTCATCGTGTCACTTGAATGAAAGCATACTAAGAATGAAAAAACTTTCACAGATGGAATTTATCGACAAAGCCTTGAGTCGTGCCAAGCGCCCTATCGATCTAAGCATGTTCGTCTACGTCAATTCATCAACAAAAGGAGTTGCGATCTGCCCGACTCACGGTGAGTTCCTCATCTCTCCAAACGCCCTAATGAATCGGATAGGCTGCCCTCACTGCGCTCTGATAGAGCGGTCATACAAGCGGAGAATGACTCATGAGGAATTTATCGTCAGGGCCACTGAACGGCACGGCGAGGTGTACGATTATTCACTCGTGAAATACGAGGGGTCTCAGGGGCGTGTGAGGATAATTTGTCCAACTCACGGGGAGTTCTCTCAATCGGCCAACGCCCACATCGCTGGACAAGGTTGCCCAAAATGCGGCAACGAGCGCGTCGGATTGAGGGTCAGGCTGTCTCAGGACGACTTTGTTTCTCAAGCGCGAAAGATACATGGCGACAGATATGACCTGTCAGAGGCTATCTACCTTGGCCGCACAAAAAAGATAACTGTAATCTGTAAAAATCACGGTGCTTTTTACCCGACGGCAGGTAACTTCGGCTACCTCGGTAGCGGCTGTCCTGCGTGCGGTAGGGCACGCGTTGGTGCCAAGTCAAGGAAACCTCTATCGCACTATGTTGTTGCCGGAGCAAAGAGGCACCTCGGCAGATACGGTTACAGCGGGTTATTTTACGAAGACGCAACAGCGTACCTGAAGATCATCTGCCCTGAGCATGGTGAATTCACCCAGATAGCCAATGACCACCTAAAGGGGGTAGGCTGTGAGAAGTGTGCTCGACCGATCTTTAACACCTCAACATTCATCAACGCGGCAAAGAAGATACATAACGGGAAATATGGGTACGACAAGGTACGATATTCCGGAGCCACGGATAAGGTCATCATTACATGCCCAAATCACGGAGATTTCACACAAACCCCAAATATGCATGCCAACATGGCTCAGGGCTGCCCTCGCTGTGCCAAGGTCGGGCCAAGCACAGGGCAATTGGAGATATTCGATTTCCTCAACAAATACTCAAAGCCAGAACTTGGTTTTAAAATCGGAAGAAAGGAATTGGACGTTTTCATCGCTGAGAAAAACATCGCTGTCGAGTATCACGGTCTAATTTGGCACTCATCAATGTTTCAGAAAGACTTGACAAGGGACTTCAAAAAACACCAAATTGCCGCCGCCATGGGAATTCGAGTGATCCATGTTTACCAGGATGAGTGGGAACAGAAACGTCCGATCGTTGAAAAGATATTGCTCAACGCAATCGGGTTTCGCGACGTATCTATTTTTGCCAGATGTACGTCTGTTCGACCGATCGACGAATCAGAAGCATCTAAGTTTTATGCAGAAAACCATATTCAAGGCGCTGTCGGTGCCCCGTGCGCCACACTGGGGCTATTCTCTGAACAAACGCTCGTCGCTGCAATGTCGTTTTCAAGGATTACGAGCATGCGTGGAAGGGCGAGATCCAACAGCGAATACGAATTGCGCCGTTATGCAACTTCAACCAATGTTGTCGGCGGTGCTTCAAAACTCCTGAAGGCTTTCGTTCGAGCAACCCCAGAGTGCTCTAAGATCATATCGTATAGCGATAATAGAATGTTTGCAGGAGGCATGTACGCACAATTGGGGTTTGTGCTCGATCACGTTTCAAAGCCCAGTTACAGCTACGTAACTTCAAACTCGAGGCTCGGCAGAATGCCTAAGTCCAGATTCAGGAGGAATGCCCTAGCATCAATGCCAGGGTTTACCTTCGACCCCTCAATGTCAGAGCGCGACAATTGTGCTGCCAATGGCTATTATCAAATTCACGACTGCGGAAAGACGCGTTGGGTGCTGACTCTCTGAAATAAAAACCCCGGGCATGCCCGGGGGTTTGTTTTGGCTTTACCTCTTTACGCGTACGTCAGGCACTCGAACGCATCATTGAAAAGTCTGCGACAGATGGTGCCGAAGTCGAAACGCATGGCTGAGCCACGACGGAGCACGAAGTCTTCCTGAGCCTGGTAAGAGGCGTTGGTCGAATTCACACGCTGAATGGCGTAACGGGTGTCGAGACCGAGGACGGTCTTGGCAGGCCAGCCCACAGACGGGTCGACGATGAACACAGGCAAGTCGGCCATCCAGGTCGGGTTCGACACACGAACATTGGCGTCGATGCGCGGGCTGTTCGGGTTGTCACCAGTGATGACCGGCTTGCCCGTACGACCTTCAATTGCCATGGCACCAGCGATGTCGGTGACAAGGTAATTGATCTTGCGCTTCTTGCTGTTTTGGTACAGCCACAGCATCCAGGCCTTCTGGGTGATGCCGGAGGTGGCAGCGGAGTCCAGAGACAGAGCCGTGGTGACCTTGCCCAAGGTGGACAGAGAGGCTTGACCCATGTCGGCGTCACCGTTCAGCAGGGTGAGCAGGTTCTGGTTGGCACGATCATTGCGCTCGACGGCGACCTGACGGGCGATAGCCAGAGACAGCAAGTCGAGATTGACGTACTTGGTGGCTTGTTCGGACCATTCGATACCCAGAGAGTAGGTCGGGATACGAACCGACTTTTCGCTCGTGGTAACGGACATCATGGTTGCCGGCTTTGCCAGTTGCGAGGTGACTTGTGAACGGGCAGCTTCCGGGCCAGCGAAGTTGATTTCCGGCCACAGGAGCCATTCGTCAGCGATGGTGTCGTCCTGAGCAATGATGCGGTCAAATTCGTCCGCGTTCATGTTCAGGTCGGCAACCAGCTTGTCTTCGACCAGGGCGCCGATAGCAGGCATCAGCAGAACGCGGCCTTGGTTGCTCGGGTTGCGGACGATGGCGCCAGCTTCCAGCAACGGACGACCATTCAACACAGCGTCAAGGCTGGAAGCCTTCATGCCGTACTGCTTGTTCGGTTGCAGAACGATGCCTTCGGAGGCGCACATCTGGGAGAAGGCGTCGCCGAACCTGTCGGCATCGGTCGTGTAGGTGGAATTGACATAGTCGCGGAACGACATGCCGTTTTCCTTAGCGGCCCGGACCATGTCCAGGTTGGCTTCGATTTGTTGAGTTGCGCCAGAGGCGTCGATAAATGCTGCCATGTTGTTTCTCCTTAGCTAACGCGTTCGATCACGGCGTACTGACCAACAGCACCGCTGCCCTCAAGGGACACGATACGCCAGGCGAAATACATGCCGGTTTGGGTGGTGGCTTTACAAACCTTGGGCGGAACAGTCAGAGCAGTGCCCTTGGCAACAACAGTACCGGTGACAACGTAATCGCCGACAGCACAGGTGCCGGTACCTGGGGTGGCTTGAAGGCCGTCCAGGGTGACACGTTTGCGGCCCTGAGAGTTGACCGAGCCGATCGAGAAGTCATCAGCCGTGTAACCTTCAACAGCGGTAATGAAACCTTCGATCTGATCACCAACGGCGGTCAGGTTGTACAGCGAGTCTCCGATCAACTTGACCGGCTTGCCGATTTCAACATCGGTCAGGTAGTTGGCAGAGCCAGAGGCCGAGCCAAGGCGAGCGGTGACCGGTTCGGTACCGATCAGTTCCTTCATTTGAAACTTAGCCATGGTTTGGCCTCCTTACTTTGAAAAACGAACCGCATTCACGCGGGCTTTGTGACGCGGGTCGATCTGCGTCTGTTGGTTAGAGGCCTCGCCCTGAACTGCAGCAACACCACCGACCGGATACTTCTTCTTGAACTGTTCGCTGAGGCGTTCATGTTCAGCGACCAGTGCTTGCGCACTCATGCCTTCGGCAGCAACCGCCGAGCCGCCGAGAGCGATCATCATGTTGCCCACCGACTTGGCTGCAATAACCAGTAGCGGATCGTGGGTGGCCTTGGCTTCAGCCAGGGCTTCCTCCAACTTGGAAACCTTGATGCCGGCCTCCAGAATGGCCGCATCCTTGGCAACGATCTGCGAATTCAGCAACTGCACAGTGGCCTGCAAATTGTCAACTTTTGCGACCTCGGCCGTCAGTTCACCATTCGCGGCGTCGGCTTGCGCCTCGACTTCCGCACCGGCTTCAGCCCCAGCATCGACAACAGCCGCCGCATCATTTTGTTCCTGAGCTTCTTCGCTTTTGTTATCGACCTCAGCAGACAAGGCTGCCCCGGCCGCCAACGCTGCGATGTCCTGCTCGGTCAGAGCTTTCTTACCCATGAGAGTGTCCTCGTTCAGAGTGGTTGTGCTGTTTCCGGCGATGCCGGTACCAGATTTGCCGCGATTTTGCAACATTCCATTGGCTGATGGAAGGCCGTTCCGAATGCCGGAGATCAACCTGTCGAATGAGGTGATGCCGTCGGTCAAGCCAACATCCACCGCAGCCTGCCCGATGAACTCGCGACCTTGGGCCATGTTCTCTTTGACGTATGCAACAGACTTGCCGCGCATTTCGGCAACAGCCTCATCAAACACATTCGCCGCGGCGTCGACAACCTGTTGAATTTGCTGCTTGCCGTCAGCACTCAACTTCTCAACACCGTTGGCAAGGGCCTTCCACTTTCCGCTGCGCACCACAGTGGCGCCAATCCCATTCATCTTAAGTTGCTCGGAACGCTCCATGTGCGTGCTGAGCACTCCGATCGAGCCAACCACAGCAGTCTTGCCCGTGTAAACTTCGCCAGCAGCTGAGCCGAGCCAATAGGCCGCGCTGCACATCGTGCCATCACAGTAGGCGGTAACTGGCTTGACCCCGTTGATCGTGCGGATGAGCTTGGCCGTGTCCTCGACCCCACTCACAGCACCGCCACCGGAATCGATATCAAGCACAATGTGCTCAACAGACGCGTCCTGGAAGGCGCCGATAAGCGCGTCGCGAATCTCCGGATAGCCCGTCATGCCCCAAAATTCGTTCCAGAAACCGGAATCGTTATTGAGCGACCCCTTGATTGCGATCGTAGCAATGCCGTCCGCAACTTCAAGCAAGCGCGGCTCTTCTTCGTCGTTGTCTTCTGGATAGGTGCCGGCCGCCAGCCGCGCCGTCTTGCCGTCATCGGCATCGATCGCTGCTTGCAGGCTCTGCTCCGTCCCTGCCCAAATGAGTTCTTGAATCGCCATGAGGCTACTCCATTAGTTTGACTGAATCTACCATAAGATTTATTTATACGGTAGGAGAATCAAATCGGCTGTGCTACCGTGACGATCACCTTATTACCGTAGCCCTTCCACCCCGGCATCTCGACGTATGCCTGAAGGGTCATCGTTCCGGCATGGCTGATGTCACCAACCAGGGTTGTGTAAGTGATCGCGTCTACACCAAACGGGTCCGCAACCCACTCAACACGCTGCCCGTTAGGCTTGCGCACAATTATTTTTCGAACTGTGGAGGTGGAGATATCGACCCCGCAATTCAGGACGATTTCGGTCCCAACGTCCCCTACAAATATGGTGGTCATGCTGTTTCTCCAGATTCAATTGTTGATTGAAGGTCAATCACTCGACAAATAGCGCTAGTGTCAATCAAGCTTGAAGTTAAACTCGACACTTCACGCGCTTCGGTCACGATATGACAAAACTCAACAACGCTCGTCGCTAACACCGAGTTGATTTCGAATCGATCCATCATTCCACCTCAGAATTTGCAGAAAATCCAGTGACAAGGCTGGACACGAGACGCACGACAAACTTCGTGGTCGTGTTCAGCATTTGCAACAGCCAGGACTGGTCACTGAATGCCTCAGTGTCAAATGCGTTCTCGTCAAACACTGCCGCGCCATTTGTTTGTGGGAGATCCGGTTCCAATGATAGCGGAACCGTTCATTTCCCGAGCATCGACTGGGATCAGGGGTGCTGCGGCTCGGAACGCAGCAACAGTAGCCGCAGCAATCGCGTCAATGTCGGCTTGGGTCAGGGTAAGACCGGATGCGTTGGCGTTTCCGTTGACACCACCGCCTGACCCGGTTCCTGCCCCGGTGCCTGTGCCACCTGCTGCGGTACCCGATGTGCCCGTGCCACCTGTCGCCGCTCCACCGCTGCCGGTGCCCGTCGAGGTGCCAGTGCCGCCAGATGCCAAGCCATTGACCACGCCAACCTGCACCGTTGCCGTGTCGCTGCCGCCGAGCACGTTGTCGACGTAGTACTGATAGCCGATGGTGTAGCTGCCATCCGGTGCGCCAGCCAGTTCAAGCGAGCCATTTTCGTAGGCGAAGAACGTCCCGGCAGAAGGCGCTGCGGTAATGTGCAGCCGTAACTGCTTGCCGCTATTCGCCAGCGCCTCGTTATAGAGCAGCCCTTCCCCGTTATCCCCGGTTGCTGTCTCGCTGATGATCTGCGATGCAATGATGCCGACATTCGGCACCCCGAGGATGCGGCGACCACCTGACGACTTGTTCAGGTTGCGTAGCATTTAGGTCACCGTGCCAGGTTGGTAGTAGACTCCGGTTGAATCAGCAGTGCGAGCCAAGAGGAAACCTGCGCCTGTCGGCAAGCCGGAAAGTGTTAGCACTCCCCCCGAGCTGGTCGCGGTTGATCCATGCGTGGTGCTGGTTGGAGCAGCCCCGATAGCCCCTTGATACCATGTCCAGTTGACGGTGACAGAAGCCAGCAAACCCGCCCCGGTATTGTTTTCCATGGCGTCGGTTGTGAATGTTCCTGCGCCAGTTCCTGTTGCCGTTCCTCCCGATCCGCTGCCGGTTGACGTTCCAGTTCCACCTGCTGCGCTGCCCGATGTTCCTGATCCGCCCGTTGCGGTTCCGCCCGACCCTGATCCGGTGCTTGTGCCTGCTCCACCGGATGCAAAGGCGTCAGAGCCGCCGCCAACACCAGCAGGCTCATCGCCATAACCAACCAGCGCATAAGAGCCTAGCCCGTACATGATTAGCTCTTGTTAAGAACGAGGTTAGGCTGTCCGCTGACATCGTTAAACGTGCCGCCTGACTCGTCAACGAACGCACCATACGCAACTAACCGAGACAGCGCAGCGACCGGAGTGCCAGAGCTAGTAATGCCTAGCCAGCTAGAACAGGCGTTGTACTGCGTCCCGCTGACGCCGATTGATCCGGCATCTACCTGAAAACCAATCATGTACTCGCCAGATGGCACGAACACAGGAGCGCCGAGCGCCGTTGAGTGTTTAACGCCAGTCCCTGAGATCGCGGTCTGCCCGAAATCAATCGCCATGCGACCCGGCCCGCCGTTCGTGTCGATTTCGTACAGCGCCGCACGAAAATTGGCCGCAGAATTTGCCGAGCAGTGAAAAGACAGCCTGTCGATTGAACCCGGCGTATCCCATACCAGCGGGAAAAAGTACCGATAAGCTGTGACAATAGTTGATGCCACGATGCCGCCGCCTTGCCCCGGAAGGCAGGCCCGACCACGGATTCCACCTGACGGCAGGCGCGTCAGTTCGTAGGGCATTGCCGCTTTGACGCCACCGGCCGAAGGGGCACAATAAACATCTACGGTTTCGCCCGTAAAATCCAGCGCGGTCGGCGTGGTTGAGTCATAGACCGAACCGCTCCATGTCATTTGCGGGATCGTGCGGATCAGCGTGTAGGTGCCTGTCGTGTTGTGCAGTTTTCCGAAACCGCTTTCGCGCTTGATCGCTCCTTTGATCGAGTAGCGCACCCACTTGTCGATAGACGATGCCGAAAAGGCATCTTGAAGCCCCGGTTCGTTTGTAACTGCCGTCAGCGTAAGATCACCGGAACCGCCAGAGGCTTGATTGTGTAGAAAGTCGAATTGCATTTTTAAGTCTCCGAAAGTTGTTTGACGCCGATCCAGTGGAAGCGAACCCGTAGTTTTGCTGTAGTCGAACCGGGGAATATGCGGGCGCGGAAAGATGCGGTGGCACTGGTCATGCCAACCGGAGCCGTGAAGGGGTCAGAATGGAGAACGATTCGCCGTCCAGCCAGCCAATCACCCCAATGCAGGCCAGTTGGCCCGCCAATCGCCGGGCATGTGCCGGTTCCGCCACCCAACTCATTGAGCAGTTGAAAGCCGTAGTTTTCGCACTCGACTACCTCAACGTCGCACAGCGCCTCATGCGCGGTGACGCCTGCGGTGTAGTTGGTTCCGTAATTGGTTGCGGCTAGGTCATGCGCGTCAAATCCGGAATACGCTGGGCCTGAGTACGTCCATAGTGCCTCGAACCCGTCTGCCGTCTGCGTTCCAATGACCGAACAACCTGCTCCCGGTGCATATAGTTGGAAGTTGTCGGGGGCCACTCCTGCAGCATTCGTGCCGATTGTCCCGCCTGTTCCGGCCACGGTTGCATTTCGGCTGCATATAACGTGCGCTGGCTTTGGTGCCCACGGCGCGTACAAGCCAGCCATTTCGTCAGCGCCGGCAATGCCGAGCTTTAGCGCACCCTGGAGGTTTAGGTGCGTGCCATCCGAGGTATATCCGGACAGAGGAACCGGGTAGTTGTTGGAGTCTCCCGTGTCGCGGTACGGGTCCGTCCACGGCAGGTTTGCAACGTAGCCACTCGCCGCACGCATCGTTGTCTGAAGATCGGCAACGATGGTCTTTTTTACCAACGTGTTGAACGTCACGCACGGAACCGGCTCGCTGGTAATCGCCCCCCACCCCTCGGCAGCAATCAGTGCCTGCATGGCCTGATAGTCCGACCAGATGGATACTGCTGCCGTACCGCTGTTGATTGAATTGATCTCAGCGTGTAGCGCAATGACAGCGCGACGACCGCCGACAGCGGCCCGCATTTGACTGATATACGCCGGGACAGATGCCAGCACTTGCGCAGACGACGCGCCGACCCGCCCATAAAAACCGTTCAGTAGCTTGTTTGCCCATGTCGAACCGGGGTCCATCGTCAGCGCAGGGGCTGACACATGGGCATAGTCGAACGGTTTCCGCAGGCAGGCGTTCATCCATTTATGGTGAGCCGCCGCCGCTTGCCCCTGCCAAGACCATTCCGACTGGTCAACACATTCCCCTGCGACCAGCGAATGCCCGACTGCGCCGAGAATTGGCCGGATGACAGACCGCCCCGCAGCAATCACGCCACCGGACGAACAGGAGTAGGACTCGCCCACGGGATGCCTTAGAAGTGGGTGAATTCGTGGGTGATAGCAGCCACAGAGTAAGTGCCACCAGAGCTTGCTACCGTCGCGCCGAAGTCATCAATTGCCACGATTTTGTTGCCGTCCGTCGTGTCGATGATGGCCGCGCCAGTTGCGCTAATCGTGGTTGCGCCAGGCCATCCAGCAGGAGTGAATACGATCACCGTTTTGTGGTTCGTCGTATCCGGAGTGACCGTGCAAGTCACATCACAGCCGCCTGCGGTGTAGAGCGTGCCGGTGACTTCCGTCAGGTGAGCCGATGTCGAATCGGTAGCGCGGTTGTAAGTGCTGATGTCGATCAGCATACATTTCAGCGTGTTGGTTTCGAGTGCGGCCAACTTGCTGTCAAGGTATGCGTCAGGAATGTGAATAGTTGCCATTGGTCTTACTCCTTGCGGTAAATATGGTTGTTTTGCGTGTGTTCCATTTCGGAAACGTAAGCAGATGCGCAGTGATACGGGTCGTTGAACAGCCAGTTGATAAATGCTTCAGTGCGCTTGCGGTGGGTTCTGTGTGCCCAAGCCGATATCGTTTCGTCAGCGTAGGCGCCAGGGAGCAGGCAAGTGGCCAGCCACTGATCCTTGGCGACCAACATCTGCATACCATTGAGAATCCATCCGACTACGAAGAGAAGGACCCACACGAACCCAATTGCGGCAAAGACGAATGTGATCGAGCTGAGCATCAGAAGACCGCCCTCACAAACACGCGCCCGTCGTCGTATGTCTTTCCGTCCGGCGGAACACAGAAATGAACGTCAGTCTTCTCAGTGAGAAAATGCAGCCCGCGGCGATCGAGTGCCAGGCGACTGCCGCGACGACCGTTGGTCATGTGTTCTGCGCAGTACGACCACATCTCTTCAACGGTCATACCAAGATCAAGCATTTGACTCATGTTGAAACCCCAAGCAGCTTGGCCATGGCCGGGCCAAAACCGAGCTTCCAGGCCATCCCAAGGAGGGCTAGGGTAGCCATGAGCTTCACGACGACAAACAGACCACTCACACCGTGCTTGATGGCTTCAGACTTCGCTGTGTGCCAGAACTCTTCCTCAGCCTGAGCGGCACGGATCTTTGATTCGTGATACTCACAGTGCCCGGTCAGGTCGCCGCTCGGAAAAGCCTCGGTCTTGAGATCACCGATCAGCTTGTTGATCCAGTCCCTCTCACGATCCTCGTGATCCTTAAGCATTTGCTTAATGTCAATTTCAAGTTGCTCAAGGGTCTTCGAATAGACGCGACGATTCGGCCCAGTGTATTGCTCAGTGACGATGATTTCTTGAGTCATTTGCTTGCCCCACTCTGTTGCTCAACCCATCCTTGCAGGAAGTTCAATTGGTTGGTGGTTTCGGCACACCCCGCTGCAAGTTCGAGGGCAGCAGGTATTGGGTAGTCGCTGGCTTCATCAGCTCGGGTGGAGGGGTTGGAAAGTCCGGGCATTGCACCGGCACCAGGTTGTGCCCGCAGGCGCACAGGGTGACTGCGCAGATAAGCGATAGAGGCTTCATATCCATCTTGAATGTCCTTGGTGATCTGTTTCTGTTCTTCGACGAGCTTCTCAGTGGCAGCATTCTGGGCATTACCAAGTGCCGTGACCTGCGCACGGTATTCCGCAAAATCATCCGCAGACTTGCGCCACAAAGCCCCTGCCAGCAGTGTCGTTGCAAGTAGGATTCCGATCAGCGCAAACCGCCAGTTGGCCATCAACCAGATCATTGCTTAGACTCCACGAAGGCTTTGAAAATGTACCCGCCAAAAGCGCAGATCGGCGCGGTTACGGCAGCAATGATCGCTGCTATCTCCATGCCGTTACGAGCGTTGCCGGTGGCGAACCACATAGCCCAGTCGGAGACTGCCCAGGTCATCCAAATAGCCGTGGTCAACACGACAGTGCGGGTCGGTATGTACTTCGAGACGTAGTCGGTGGCGTTCATTCGACCTCCAACCAAGATTCAATACCGAGCTCCGCCGCGTCATCTATCTGGTCGATAATGCGCTGGACAGTATCTGCACATTTAGCGATACCAGAGCTTGTCCGCACCTGACCGACGCCAACGCAGCCGAGCAGGTCGCCAGGGCCGTTTGCTCCATGGATTCGTATGCCGGAATAACCGGGGACATCCAGAACAGCGGGAAGAACGCGCTGAAAGCGGTTGGAGAACGAAGTGATGAGCCGGTATCGGCCACGAGGGATAGCTGTGCGCCCATAAACCTTCCTTTCGGAAATGTCTTCCAGACTGCGTTCAAGGAACCGGTCCTCGTCCTCCAAGGACTGACAGAAAAACACATTGTCGAGATACACCCGGCCAAGCGTGTAGTTCTCGGCACCGGCAACACGGGTCACCGGCTCGCGAACAACTTTGAACACCTGTCTCATGCTTCACCCATGTTCAGAGGAATGACGTTTTCCGCCTTCTTGTTCTGCCCACGCCCTTGTGCCGGCTGATCGGATTTGATCTTCTGGTTGAGCGTGCTGCCATCGTTGGACGGAGTGGCCGCAGGGTCAGAGCCTGCAGGTGTGGCACCGGCGGCTGGCGCCTTGAATCGTGTGCCAGAAAGCGGCTTGAAGCCGGCCGGTGGCAACTTGCCAGTCAGCTGCAAACTGGCCTCCTCATCTGTCAGGAAACCGAGATCCAGCTGTTCAAGGATCATCATCTGGCGCGTCTGCTTGAAGGCCATCAGTTCGCTTGCCGGCCGAATCTCGATCTGCTCATATTCAAAGCTCACATAGCCATCGACACCCATCAGGCGGACGGCCACTGTCAACAGCCGTGAGTAAATCTCGTTCAGCTTTTGGCGAACAGAACTGTCGACCGATCGGATATATAGGGCCACCTGCGTCGAAGCGATGTTCGAGCTCGACGAACCGGATTCAAGGCCGAGAACCGACGGTAGGGTTTTGCTACCCGACGCCAGCTTGGCGTTGGCGATATCGCGCAGCGTCTCGTAATCGCTGGCGCTACCGGTCGGCACTTCCACTTCGAAACCGAGCGAGTCGAAATAAACAAGTGCGTCTTCCGGTTGCAGCGTGTTGACCTGTTGCTCAATCTGAGAGATCAGGCTGGCCATTTCGGCGCGAGCCTTCTCCTCGTCCATCTGTGCTTCCGGGGAGAGGTTCTTGCGGAACATCTCCTCGTCGATCGTCACCTTCAGGCGAGGATGAATGGCGCGACGCATGACGCGGGTCAGGTCAGCCATGAATGTTTCGCTGAAGATGACAGCCTTCAGAGCGGGTTCAAGCGGTGACGTTGGGTACGGGCTGAGCATGTCGGCGTCAAGCTGGACGATCGCAACAGTCGGCACGTCTAGGTCAAGCTCGTCGCTGCCAACCTTCTGGATAGGCTTGACACCGTTGCCATCCGGGCGGAACTGTACAACCGTGCTCGAAATCGGCTGAATCCGATACGGCATGCGAGCCTTGTCCAGGACCAACTCGGCTGCCATCTGACCGTACATCACCGCATCGCGTGCTAGAGACTCGCTACACGATTTGATCGAGCCGTGACCGGTGTAGCCTTCCAAGGGGTCACCAATGACGTCGAACCGTGTGAGCAGGGTCTGCAGGAGCTTGGTAGCCTCAACGTTGAGGACGCCGTCCATGTCACGAGCCACGGCAACGTACTTCTCAGGCACACCGATACGGATCGCCGTGTAAACAGCGTTGCTCAACTCCGGCGAGCTGGCCACAAGATCCTGAAGAACCTTGTGCGTCCCGCTGCCGTTGCGATACGTCGTGACGTCAGTGTTGACCAGGCGGCGCTCCGGCCGAGTGATCACCGCATCAGCAGGCTTCGTCGTCTGGAAGAACGCCGGCCACGAGCGCATACCGGGCTTCGCCTTGATGGGAGCCACGGGAGCGAGCTGACTGGCAGCTTCTACCTTGCGGTCAAACAGTGATCTGAAGCGTTCGAACATTCGACGTGAACCCCAATTGGTTGCACGGAATGTATCAAAACACTGTTCACCATGGAAGGCACTTTCTACATTAACTAGACACTGTCAACATTAACTAGACACGTTGGATTTCACCTTGAACGTGCTCAACAACGGTATCGAGCCACCGCCACCGGTATCGGACACGCCGAGAATGTGCTTCGCGAGGAACGCGTAGCTCAACGAGAACCAGAAGTGATCATTCCCAAGCTCAGACTTGATCCATTTGAACTTGATCTCCTGCGTACGCACGTCCCAGTCCTTGACCCGGCGCATGTCCGTGCAGTGCTCAACGAACTCCTTGTCCAGCGGGCAATGCAGCACCGAGAACTGACCAGAACGGATATAGGCCATCAGTGCATCGAACGTCTTGTCACGGGCCACGTTGATTTGCCGCAACTGCTGCAGGCCCCGTTCGTCGTCCTCGTCACGCTTCTTGATACTAAACAGTTCCACGCCTTTTGTCTGGCTGTAGACAGATGCGTACAGGTTCTGGTCAATCGCCTGCAGGGTCAGCACCATATCTGTGTATGGCAGCGAGTCAATCACAGACAGGCGCACGCGATGTTGCAGGCGCAGTTCCTTGTACCGCTCCTTCAACATCTGCAGCGGCACCTTCTCCTTGTGAACCACCTGCATGGAACCGTCGTAGCTCGTGTTGGCCACGATGATGTGACAGGTCATGCCCAAGTCCACGCCCATGACCGCGGCAGTCGTCCCGGGAAACTGTGAATGCACAATCGTGCCCTGAATCTCTTCAGGCGACAGCACCGACTCCTGCGAGAAATAAGGCAGCCCAAGGTTGAAGTTGATAAAGTCAGCAATGTTGCTGTACTGGGTCGATGCCTCGATCAGATAAGATGGCGTGATGATCCGCGGCGCATCAAACGGCGCCACCTGGAACCCCTCAGCCACATGGTTCTCACTCGGATTCTCACAGACCCACTCCCGGTGCTCTGGCGATAGATCCGGTCGACCCCCACAACTCGGACACTCCACAAACGCGTTGGCGTAATCGATCGAATGCAGGTTGCGCTTTGTGATGTCCTGCAGGTCACCGGTAAAACCGGGTATCTTGATGTGGCTGTAGTAGTCCGGGATGAAGAAGTGGCCGCAATGATCACACTTCACGAAATTGAAGTGCCGCCTCGAACGCTGGAATTCGAAGTCAATCCCCTTCCCCGGGATCGTCGGCGTGCTCAACTTCGTCTTCATCTTGTGCGGCGAGTGCGTCAGGCGCGACTGGTACTGGCTGATCACCAACGGGTCGCTGAAATCCAACTCGTCATGAACTAGTGCGTCGGCCGGAATCGAGATCGGCGCATTCGAACTGGCAGCCCCTTTCAGGTACAAATAAGACGTGCCCAACTGCTTGACCTCGACGTTGTCCGTGTCAGTCAACAGGTCCTTCAGATATGGTGACTCCTGAATCACCGGATTCACTCGCGTCTTCGCCAGCGTGGCTGCGAACGTCGCCGTCGGCAGCGTGTAAATCACGGTGAAATTCTTGATCATCCCGCACAGTGCCAACGACTTACGCACCGACAACTCAGAGATACCGACCTGCGAACACTTGCGAATGATCGTCTCACGGGCCTTGCTATCAAGGATCCGCTGCTGATACTCGTGATCCTTGTAGCTGTACGGCTTTCCGCCAATAAACGTGTTCTCGGCAATCCAGCGAGAAATCTCCTCGATCGCAACTGCCTGAGAAGCACCGGCCTTCAGGCGCTGCAAATGATTCTTGAATGCCTCCAGATCGAAATGAACCCGGCTCACATCAGGCCCGCTTTCGTCGCCATGCGCTCGTACTCGGCAAAGAACTCATTCTTGACCGGTTCAGGCAGCGTCTTGATCGCCTCCACCAGGCACGACTCCATCACCTTCAGCGTCTGCTCCTTGCGCAGGTCCTCCTGCAGCTTCACCAGCTGCCCAAGCGTCGACACTACGGCATTGCACACCTGCGCCTTCTGGTTGGCAGGTGTGTCCATGTCACTGAGCACCTCATCCATCAAGCCCTTGGTCTTTCGATACTGCGAGACCAACTCCTCCTCCAGATTTAGGTCTGCAATGGCGTCACTCGGCAACCGATCGAGAATCTCATCAAGGAGCTCGCGCAATTGCGACTCGTTCATCAAATCCAGTGAGGGCGCCTGGTGCTCGAAGAGCGGGGTTTTTCCGGCGAGCTTGTCTTGGTTAATCATTGTGCAATTTCCGCTTCCCATCCATCGTCCAAAGCAACAGTTCCGCCAACGCTACCTGATGATTGAAGCCCATGGCACTGACCTCAGACCACGTCAGGTCGTAAGCTCGCAGGTGCGAGTTGAACAGCCCGGCCAAAATCGCCGGATCGACACCGCGAGAGGCCGCGATTTCGTTCAATGGCGCCTCACCGAGCAGGACCCCAACGAGCATGCGCACAAGCTGCGCATCTCGCCACGACTGCGGTGTTTCAGGGTATTTCGTCGATTTTCTGATGAAAAGTCGTGAAGATTCAGCGATTTTCATCCATTTTTCCGCATAAAACGGCAGTTTTTTGTCAATTTCTTCAGCGTACGCACGCTTAAAGGTGTCCGGAAATGCGGCCAAATCCTGTATTTTCAGCGGTGAAATCTCTTCAATCTTGCGGAAAATCGTCCTGCTGGAGATGCCCAACTCATCAGCCTTGTCCTTGGCAGAGGCTTTTCCAGCCAAAACATCCAGCGCTGCCTCGTATGCTGCGGCCTTTCGCTTGGGCAAAGTCGGCTCAGGGCGGGTTCTTTTGATGGCACCAGGGGCGAATCCGTATTTCCGACGGATGCCGTGGAGCGTGTATTTGGCAATGCCAAGGGCAGCGGCCCCCTGATCGAGGCTGACCACACCGAGTTCAAGCCTTGTCAGCGTGTCGTAGAGGGTCTCCAGTCGGTCACCCCAATTTGTCAGGATTAGCTTCAGGCTCTTGATCGGCAATTTGAGCATCTTCGACGCATCGTCCGGCGTGATGATCCCCTTCTGCACATTGAGCAGGGTCGGGATCGTGTCCCGCGGCTTGAGAATGACCTTTGGATCCGCTGACTTATCCGACCCGGTCAGTGGCAGAAGATCGAGGACTTCGACATTGTAGAAGTTCGCCACTTTGATGATGTGACTGTCCGGGATGCGATTCACCTTGCGCCACCGATAGATAGCTGCCGGTGTCAGCTTCAGCTCTCTGGCCAGCTTGGTCGGGTTATTGGTCAGGGTCGTGACCGAGGTCAGGTCTGGTGAGGCCATCTTCTGTGTCCTTGTAAAGTAGACACAGAGTACTTGCTGGACGCTTATATTGTCAAGAACGTTGGTGTGTTCAGTTTTTCATATATGAAAACGGACCACAAATGTGGTTCGTGTCGGGTTAACCCACACCAAGGTTCTATGTCCTTGGTTGTAATTGGCACTCAGTGATGGGCTGCGTTGAGTTTCGATTCAAGAATCGCTCGAACCAACCCGGACGTTGAAGTTCCAAGCATCTCAGCATCACGCTTCAGTTTCGCTTCGGTGCTCGCGTCAAATCTGCATGTTTTGCGATCAGTTTTGACGAACTCGCTAACCTGGCTCAGATCGTACTCTGATACCAAATCTCTGATTACGTGTGACAAATTTCCTTTAGCCATGGCGTTTAATGACTCAATGTCATGTTGGGTCAGTGTAATCATCATCGGTGCAGACATTTCGGTTCTCCAGTTGAGTTAACGCTTGTAGTGTATAGCTGATAGCTTTGTCTGTCAAGGGTAACTACAAAAGTTTAGAAATGCTAGCGGGATTTTTTGGTGGGTTGGGCACAACTCTTAAGGCCCAGGCCGTGGAAAAGCTGGCCCGTCTGGGCGTGGGCGTGGGCGTGGGCGTGGGCGTGGGCGTGGGCGTGGGCGTG